CCAACCGTACCCATAGGCGCTGGCTTCTATCGGCTCCCGCCGCTCCCCCAAGTGGGGAGTATGCCTGCCGGGTTCATCGGGTTGCCCTCCGCCGGTTCCGTTTTCAACGTCCCTTGCAACTCTAGAATAACACCCATGGGGTTGTAGGTCAATAGGGTTCGAGTGATCTTCTCGAAAAAATTGAGTTTCACGGCGGGGAGCGCCGAACGCGCCCAAACCAGCATCGCAACGGCGTTAGGGCCAAATTGTCGTAATTGCGCGGGGTATTGGTTGTCACAATCGAGTTGGGTATAATGGCCCACGAGGGCCGTACACGCCCGCGGGCCGACGCCCGGCAGGGCCGCCAGGCGGGCAGAGCGGGCCGATCCGCTCCAGCCCTCCTCCGAGGCGCGGCTGGTGGCACCTGGCCGCGACCACGGACGCCGGGCGACGGCCCGACGTGGACAGGACGCAGCACCCGCGCCCCGTGGACACACCTGCATACCGAGAGGCGGATCACGCACAGCGCCGCGACCCCAGCGTCACTACGGAGACGCGAGGGAGCGCGGCGTTTTCGCGCGTGCGCTGCGACCGGAGGGCAGACGGCGCGACGCGAGCCGCACCGCCGACAGGAGCGCCAGCGCGAGCCCGGCGGACGCCATACACGCGCGGACGCCGGGCGACGGCACGCGCACGGGGCGGAGCGCCGGAGCCCCGCGCACGGACGCGGCGGACGAGTGACGCAGGCGACTCGGGAGAGACGGCGGCTCCATCGCTCGAACCGCGCGGGACGAGATACGGAGGAGACGGGCGCAGGAGACGCGCCCGGGGAGAGACGAGGACGCAGCGAGAGACGGGCGCGCGAGGGACGACCCTCTCGCGAGACAGGCGCAGGGCGAGACGACAGGTGACGGACCATCGCGACGACGAGCGCCGACAGCGAGACGACGGCGAGGTCGACGACGAGACGGAGCGAGAGACGCACTCTCGCGAGACAGGCGGGAGTGACGAGGGACGAGAGACGATGGCGAGACTAGCACGGCCGCCGGAGACAGGCGACCACAGAGAGAGGATTTGAGAGAGGAGAGGAGGGGACGCGCGTGGCGGGACAGGACACGCGAAAAAAACGGAGGTACATGCCGCGACCGCTAGTGCTCCCGGCCGACGAGGTGTCCTGGCGACCGACGGGCGATTGGCCCGACGAGGTGCGCGAGTATCTGATCGCGTACGCTAGGACCGGCAGCAGGTCCGGCGCGTGCCGACTCATCGGGCGCGGGACGGACTGGGCGTATCGACTCGAGGAGCAGTACGGTGACCGGCTCACCGAGGCCGAAAACGCGGCGTACATGAGCATCGTCGAGCGCATCGAGCAGACACTCGCCCAGCGCGCCACGGAGGAGCCCGGCATGCCGGGCGTGACGAGTGCGATTTTCCTGTTAAAAGGCGCGCGGCCAGAGAAATACGCCGAGCGGCGCGAGCTGAAACACTCGGGCAACATCGCGGTGGACTGGGTGTCCATGATGCGCGAGGGCGTCGAGGAGGAGCCGGAGGGCGGCTCCTAATTCCGACTAGGGCAATAGTCGGTATTAGACGCCAGATTTCGAGGAGCGGACGCGACCGCGCCATGCCCACGGGGCGACGACTAGACACGGGCGCGAGGGACGCGCCGCTCCTCGATCTTTCGCCCGCTAGGCGCGATGACAGCGACGACCGGGGATAGACGCGAGACCGGGACACCGGGGCGCAGGCTCGACGGCGGCAGGGTCGACCGAGGGGAGCGGGACCGGAGGGCGGTTCTTCTTCCGGCCTGCCTCAGAAATTCTGGCTTTTTCGGAGGCCCCGGCCCGCCCGAATAGTCCACCTCCCCTGCACGTATGACACACCTTAGCGCCGTGCCTCATCTTTTATGGTGAGCTGGCTCGTCATCGCCGACGCCTGCACACATACGACAAATTGCAAAAGGGCCTCTCCTTCGGGAGGGGCTTTTTCTCGTCCTGACAACCGCTCAAGTTTCCCCGCGTTCGGCGCGCGGGGTTATGGGCGACAGCTTTCTCCCTTGGGCTGTCGCCCTTTCTTTATGCCGACAAGGGAGCGAGATCAAGCCAAGGGAGCGATTCGCATGGAGTTCCACGAAGTTGCCAACGTGTTTCCTCCGATGGGCGAAGAGGAGTATCGCCAACTACTTTCCGATATCGAGAAGAACGGCCTGAGAGAACCCATCTGGACGTATCAGGGGAAGATTATCGACGGGCGGCATCGCTATAAAGCGTGCGTCGAGCTCGGCATCGAGCCGCGCTTTCGAGAGTGGGACGGAAACGGATCGCTTGTGCAGTTTGTAGTGTCTCTCAACCTGCACCGAAGACATTTAACGAGCAGCCAGAAAGCGGTTGTGGCACTTGATATTGAGCGGTTGTTGGCCGAAGAAGCTAAGGAGCGACAACGTCGTGCGGCGGCAGAGACTAATGCAAAACTGGGGCGTGGTGAGACGCTTCCGCAAAAAATTGCGGGAGCGTCAAGAGGGGAAGCTAGGGTTCAAGCGGCGGCTATCGTCGGGACCAATCGGCAGTACGTCTCTGACGCGAAACGCATTGCCAAGGAAGCCCCCGAAGTGCTTGAAAGGGTGCGCGAAGGGCGACTTTGCTTGCCCGAGGCGAAGGCCGTGGCCCGGTTGCCAGAGGAAGACCGTGCGACCGTTTTGCGGAAGATCGAGTCGGGGGAAGCCAAGACAGTCAAAGAAGCCAAGCGCGCCTTGGCGGCCGAGAAGAAGGCGATCGTGCCGCTGGCGCCAATGTCCGCTACCAACTACCGTTTGATACACGGTGACTTGGCTCAGGTTCACGCGGAGATTCCGGATAACAGCGTGGATGTGATCATTACCGACCCGCCGTATCTTGAAGAGTGCCTGCATACATATGAGACGCTGGCAAAGGTAGCCGCCAGGGTGTTGAAACCTGGCGGTTCTTGTTTGGCGATGGTTGGGCATCAGTGGTTGCCGCAGGTGCTGGAACTTATGCGCCCGCACCTCGAGTACCACTGGACGCTGGCTTACGTCCAGCCTGGGGCCACGGCCCGGATCTGGAGCAAGAAAATCATCGTGGGCTGGAAACCCGTGCTCTGGTTCACCAAGGGCCGATACGATGGTGATTTTGCATACGATGTAGTGAGGTCCGAAGACAGAGACAAGGAGTACCATGAATGGGGCCAGTCCGAGAGTGGCTTTGCCACGCTCGTTGAGCGTTTCAGCTATCCTGGCGACACCATTCTGGATCCGTTTCTTGGCGGCGGGACAACGGGCGTGGTCGCGTTGCGTTTGGGGCGGCGCTTCGTTGGCATCGACATTGACGCCACAGCCATTGAAACAACACGACGGCGGTTGGCCGAGATCCAAGGTGTTGCATAATGGGTTGGGAACAGCGCCGCGGCGGCCATGATGCCGTCATGGAAGAATTCGACGCGTGGCTGGCGATGATGGGCTTCCTGGTCTTTGATGGCGGCATAGAAGTCAAACCCGAGCTGGCCGAACTTCTGCGAACTCGTTATGACCCCACTTCGCGTATGTTACGCTATCGGCCGGACAGGATCCTGGTGGACGAAGCGGCAGGCAGCTTGTTACTTGAGTACAAAACGGAGTCGGGGCGCTATCCCAACTTTGCCATAGAGATTGACTCGTATGCTGCGGCTTGTCAGTGGGCACGAGCAGGGGCGGCGGTGTTCTATATCTTCCATGCGCCTGGCGTTGTGCGCGCTTGCTGGAGCAACGAGATTCAGTTCGACACCATTTTCGTGCCCGACCGCTGGAGCGAAGATGTTGTGGACAGGATGGCGAGGGAGTGGCCCGACAAGAACATCAAGCGTTCAAGATGGGGTGCCGGTGCCAGCGGCACCCCTTACTTCTTGGTGCCGAAAGAGGCACCATATCTCAAGCCATTACAAGGCTTCATTGAGCACGAAGTCCGTTCCTGCTGTTCGATGGTAGGTTGAAAGCCGTCCCCACGGGCGGCTTTTTCGCGTGAGGTGGTACGATGCCGACCTGGACGCTCTATGAGGGCGACTGCATCGAAGTGATGAAGGGTTTGCCCCAGGATAGTGTCGATGCGGTTGTTACGTCGCCGCCTTACGCGATGCAACGGGTGAAGCTATACGGCGGCATTCCAGAAAGCGATTACCCCGCGTGGACAGTCGCATGGATGGAACAAGTGCGCCGCATTTTGAAGCCGCATGGGAGCGTGCTCATCAACATTCGGGAGCACATTCGCAACGGCGAGATGTCGGACTACGTGCACCGGACCCGTTTGGCGCTGCGTGAGGCGGGGTGGATCGAATGCGATGAGTTGATTTGGGTGAAGCCTGACGCGCCTCCTGTTGGACACCCTGGCCGTCCACGCCGCTCGTGGGAACGCATTTTGTGGTTTGCGAAGGAAAGACGACCCTGGTGCGACCCTAAAGCAAATGGCATACCTTCAAAGTGGATCGGCGCGAATACCAGGAGCAAAGCGTGGCTCAAGTGGCTCAGTGGAAATGCCGAGTATTCGGAGGGTATCGCCCGATGCCGGGACTTGGTTTCTCTTCCAGTATGCGAAACTGACTCCCGCGGCCATCCCGCGGCATACCCTCGTGACTTGGCCGCTTGGATGATCCGCCTCGTGACGCCACCCGGAGGCACAGTCCTCGACCCCTTCGCAGGCTCCGGCACAACCCTCCTGGCAGCGATCCAGGAGGGTTTTTCGTGTATCGGGATCGAGCGTGAGCCGGAGTATTGCGAGATCATCCGTCGCCGGATGGCGGAGGTTCAACCCGCCCTGCCGTTGGAGGTGTCATAGGTGGCAAAGCCGCGCGCCAACACGGAACAGCAAGTGGGCTCAACCCTCTCCTGCACCCGCGCCGCGCTCCCGTGCGGCCGCACGATCACCGTCACCCCGCGCCGTCCGGGCGCGTTTCAGCTTTACCGTCCGCTCGGGGAAGAGTGCGAGGGCTGCACCGTCGAGCTTGAACGCTGGCACGGTGCCCCCTTTCGACCGGAGTATACGAAAGAGTGGCCCACGGGCGCGCATGTGGGGCCAATTTGTAGACCGTGGGCATACAAGGAGGCGTGATGCATGATCCAAGACGTAATCGACGATAAAGTAACGAGAGCTAAGGCGATATTACGAACCGCACAAGAGAACCCGGCATGGTGGTGTGAAAAGGCGCTTGGCGTGACGCCAACTGATTTCGAACGTTTCTGCCTGGATAGTTGGAAGTCGGCCAAATCCCTGTCCTTTCGGCAGACAATCCCGCTCGGAGAAAGGCAAAGGGCCGCTGCTTTGATGCTTATGGCGTTCTTGCACCTTTGGCAAGACGCATTGGTAATCACGCTGGCTCCCAACAAGAGATTGCTAGGGACCGGACTTTGGCCGGAGGTGGAATCTCTTTACCGCGGCCAGAGGATCAACCTCGGTTCGATCATGGGGCCATACGAAGTAAGGTGTGGGCCAACCTGGTTTGCTAGGGGATTCGGCGGGGATAATCCGGCCCTACTCCAAGGATTCGTCCCGTCCGGTGACCATGTGTTGGTGATCGTCGAAAACGCAGCAAACGTTGATGCGAGGTCACTCGAACTCATGCGGGCCTTGACGGCGATTTCTCCGCATGGCTACTTCGTCGAAGTGTCCTGAAGGGCAAGGAGGCTAAGATTTGAACCGCATTTGTCTCATCGGTCGCCTTGTGGCCGATCCACAGTTGAGGTATTCGAGTTCCGGGACCGCTGTAACCACCTTCCGCATCGCAGTCGACCGCCCCTTCACCGCCAAGAATGGGGAGAAGGAGGCCGACTTCATCGACTGCATCGCATTCCGTAAGCTCGGAGAAGTCGTCGCCAACAACCTCGCCAAAGGCCGGCTCGTTGGCGTTGACGGGCGGCTCCAGATACGCGAGTACGAGCACCAGGGGCAACGTCGGCGCGTCGCGGAGGTCGTCGCCGATACGGTGCAGTTCCTCGACAGGTCGAAGGAAGAGTCGTCGCCTTCTGGGCGAGGAACGAGGCGGCAGCAGGATGACGACGATGGGTTCAAACCCGACGACGTACCGTTCTAGCGCACAGGGCCTCGCCTTCGGGCGGGGCCTTTTCGCGCCCTAAGGAAGGAGGTGCCGCATGCCAAGCGTCAAGCTCGACAAGCCCATCCCGATCAACCCGGCTAAGAACATCGGCAGGCCGCCGAAGCCTTCTACGATCATCCGCTATTACCAGGCGAACCCCGACAAGTGGCTGGAGAACGCCTTCGGCGTGCAGCTTTGGGAGAAACAGCGCGAGATTCTGCACGACGTATGGAACAACCGTTACGTGGCGGTGCGGTCATGCTATGCAAGCGGGAAATGCCTAGCCGAAGACGAACTGGTCATGCTGTTGGACGGAACCATGGTCGAGGCTCGCGATCTGGTTGGCAGGCAATTCGACGTTTTAGCTTTCGACGAGAGGACCAAATCTCTGGTGCCGGCGAGAGCGTTTGCCACGGACAATGGTCACGAGGACGTGTGGAGGGTAACGACGGCAAGCGGTCGTTCCGTAGTTAGAACGGGCAACCACCCGTTCTACGCAGTTCCTTATCGCAAGAACTCATATATCAGCGGAACTCGAAGTGAACCCTGCGGCGAACCTGTTTGGGTGAAGGTCAACGATTTGAAAAAGAACCACGCGATTCTGGCTCCCAAATCTCTTCCGGTTCTTGCCGTGGACCGGCAACCCGAAGATCACGTCAAGTTGGCTGCTTATCTTCTCGGCGACGGCGGTTTGACCACACCAACCATGACGTTTACACAGATGCCAGGGCCCGTCCTGGATGAGTTCTTGGAGATCGTCAAACGTTTGGGTTGTGAGACCATCCCCGTCACAAGCAATGAGCTGGGGCTGCGCATCGCGGGACGGAAAAAGGAGAATGGGGAACGATACGCAGCACAGCATCATACGAACTGGATCTTGAATCTGGCACGCGAATGGGGCATTTGGGGGAAACGAGCCAACGAGAAGCGGTTCCCGTCTTGGGTTTGGAGACTGCCAGACGACCAAATGGCGTTGTTTTTGAATCGGTTGTTCGCCTGCGACGGATGGGCGTATGCGAGAGAAAGAGACCTCTCTAGGCCCAAGACAGGCCACTTCACACAGATTGGGATCGCTTTGGCGTCGAAGGGAATGATCCAAGACATTGCTTGGGCGATGTGGCGGCTAGGCATTTGGGGTGTTGTTCGGCATCGCAAAGTGGCTGGCAAGTACGATGCTTGGGAGTGGTCCTGCAATCGGGCGGAGGACATCGTACGTTTCGCGGAGGTTGTTAGCATCTTCGGCAAGGAGCAAGCTCTTGAACACTGTGTTTGCGCTGCGACAAAGAAGAAGCAGAGAACCCGGTGGCTCGATCATCACGCTCCTGATGGCTTCGTTTGGGACCCGGTTAAGAAGGTCGAATTTGTAGGCAAGCGCCGGACTGTGTGCATCACGGTGCCGGGTTACGAAACGTTTGTGACCATGTTGGTTGAACACAACAGTTTCCTCGCTGCAAGCGCGGCGATGGCGTGGTCGCACCTCTTCAAAGACAGCATCGTTCTGACGACGGCCCGCTCGTTCCGGCAGGTTCGGGCCAACGTCTGGCAGGTGATCCATCAGCTCAAAGAACAGGCGCGCATCCCATTGGGTTCGGAGTTCTTGCAAACAGAGATTCGTCTTGGACCGGGATGGTACGCTCTTGGCTTTGCGACGGACGACCCTGGCACGATCCAGGGTATTCACGCGAAGTCGGGCCGTATCCTCATCATCGTGGACGAGTCGGCTGAGGTGGACGCCGCGATTCACGAACGCCTGCTTGCGCTCATGACATCGGAGCACGCCCACATCCTGCATATCGGGAACCCCCTGGAGGTCGGCACCGTCTTCCACAGCTACTTCTCCGACCCCAAGTACGTGACGCATCGGATCAGCGCGTTCGATACGCCGAACGTCAAAGAGGGCCGGGAAGTCATCCCTGGTCTCGTCTCCAAGCAGTGGGTGGAGGAACGCCGCCAGGAATGGGGCGAGGACAGCCCGCTTTGGTACTCGCAGGTGTTGGGCGAGTTCCCGCCGACCGGGAACGACACGCTCATTCCGCTCTCTTGGGTGCGGGCGGCGCAGGAGCGGTGGCATGACATGGCTCCAAGTGGCCGGGAAGTGGCGGGCGTGGACATTTCGAGGTACGGAAACGCCGAGAGTGTTTGCTGCATCATTTCGGGCCGCTTCGTGCATCCGCTCAAAACATGGTCGCAGGCGTCCACGTCGGAGTCTGTCGGTTACATCCGCACCTACGCCGCGGGAGCGAAGATCATCCGCATTGACGACATTGGCGTAGGCGGAGGCGTGGTGGACCAGGCGCGCCAGGAAGGCTTGCCGGTGGTCGGCGTCAACGTTCAGGTGAAGTCGTCGAAGCCCGATAAGTTCTTCAACCTGCGGTCGGAGCTGTACTGGAACCTGCGGGAGTTGCTAAACCCCGAGAATCCGAATGCGCTGGCGCTGCCGCCGGACGATAAGTTGGCGGCGCAGTTGAGTTCGATCCGGTACAAAATTATCGACAGCGGCGGTCGCATCCAGGTTGAATCCAAGGATCAAATGAGGAGCCGCGGTTTGAAAAGTCCCGACCGCGCGGATGCCTTGTGTCTTGCGGCGGCAGGGACGATAGCAGGAGGTTTGACAGTCGCGCCGGTGATGATTGGTGTCGGGAGTTCCTATTGGAGCCAACTTTGACCTCGAATTGTGTAAAATTGTGCAGGGTATAGGTTAATGCGAACGGATGTGCTATAATTGCCGTGAAGACGTACGTCCAGTACGAAACGGAACGGAACGTTCGGGCATCACCGAACGTTCCGCTTTTCTTTTGCCCGGGAGGAGGGGCGATTCCTTGAGTCAAGCAATTGAAAAGCAGGACGCCCCTTCGGGCTCGGTATTCACCGAACTCGGAAGCACCGGGCTGAAAGTTTCGGGCGGCCAGGTCATCGAGGACTTTCTGCCGCAACTTAGGACGCTCCAGCAGCGGGTACGGGTATACGAGGAGATGCGCTCCGACCCCACGGTGGGTGCGGTGCTGTTTGCCATTGAACAATTCGTCCGCGGGGCGTCGTGGGCTGTGGAGGCGGCGGGGGAGTCGGACCAGGAGAAGCGCGACGCCGACTTCTTGCGAGAGATTGTGCACGGCATGTCGCACACTTGGTCTGATTTTGTGAACGAGGCCCTGACAATGCTTCCTTTCGGTTTCTCGGTCGCCGAAATCTGCTACAAGCGGGCACCGGACGGATCGATTCGATGGAAGAAGCTCCCCTTTAGAGCGCAGGAAACGATTTGGGAGTGGCTTTTTGACGAAGAAGGCGGCATCAAGGGGATCAAACAGAGTGCCGATTGGGCGCAAGGCAGGGCGGGATTTGTCGAAATCCCGATTGAGAAACTGCTACTTTTTCGTACCACGAGCAACAAAGGTAATCCCGAGGGCCGTAGTGTGCTCCGGTCGGCATACAAACCGTGGTACTACAAAAAGCGCATCGAAATTATCGAGGCCATCGGAATCGAGCGGGATCTAGCAGGCTATCCGACGCTCTACGTCCCCGACGAGATTTTCATGGACAACGAAGAGGCAAAATCTAAGCTACAACTAGCCATCGAGATTGTGACCCGCATCCGAAAAGATGAGAACATGGGTGCGGTCATGCCCGCGTCGTGGAAACAGGCGGGCGGGCTTCAACTCCTCTCATCCGAAGGCTCGAAGACGATGGACACCGAGCGGGTGATTCAGCGTTACGACGCCCGGATCGCCATGTCGGTCCTCTCCGACATCATCCTGATGGGACACGAGAACGCGGGATCCTACGCCTTGGCCGAAGTGAAGCGAAGTCTTCTTGGGCAGGCGATGATGACGTGGCTTGACATCATCGCCGAGGTGGTGAACCGCTACGCCGTGCCGCGGCTGTTTGCGCTCAACGGACGCGACCTGCCGCGCGAGCGCCTGCCCCGTTTCGTCCACGGCCCTGTGGTCAACGTCGATCCGAAGACACTGGCCGACATCATCTTCCGGCTGGCGGGTGTGGACGCGCTCAGGACCGACCCTGAACTTCGCAAGTTCCTGCGTAAGTTCCTGGGGCTTCCCGAGGCGGAGTCGGACGAGATCGAGGAGTCGCAGGCGCTCTTGGAAGCCCGAGAACGAGACGCCATCGGCAGGGCTTTGGCCGGGAGGCGCGACAATGAGACACGCCCACCTGCACTTTGAGGACGTGCTGAAGCAGGAGGACGGGATCGCCCGCCTCGCTGACGCATTTCTTGCGAAGCAGGCGCTTCGCCCAGAACCTGCGTGGTATGCCGACCTCTTGGAGGAGCACCAGGCGGAAATCTCCGTCGCGGTGCTCCTTTGGTTTTCCGAGGTGCAGGATGCTTTGGCGGCTCGGGATTGGTTCGAATGGACTGATCCGTTCCTGTGGATCGCGCTCGAAGAAAGGCTTGCAGCGCTCCTTGCGCCCCGGCTACGGGAAGCTGCACGCGCCTCTGCTCGTCGCCAAGCCGTCGAAGAAGACGAACCGATCGCGCTCCGCCAAGCCGACCTCGAGATTGCATTGTGGGCGGGGTCCGAGGCCGCAAGGCAGGCACGTCTCATTGCCGAGGAAACGCGGCTTGCCGTGATCGAGTCGATGATGGCGCTCACCGATGCAGGGGCGGCGGAGACTCGGACGTTCAACGCTCTCCTCGGCTCCGGCCTGTTCGCCTTGAACCGACGTTTCGCCAGGGCCGTGGTTCGCCCCCTCCTTGTGGATGCGACGGAAGGGATCGCCGAGGCCGTTGAAAACGCCCGCCGCCTGCTCGACGTGCGCCGCGTGATGATCGAGGAGCAAAACGCCGTGTCGAGCGTACTCCAAGGCGCGCTTATTGCGGGCCTTCTGTGGGAACGGGACGGCAAGCTCGTCACCAAGACGTTCTTGACACAGGCGGACGAGAGGGTCTGTCCCCGTTGCGCCTCGATCCACGGGCAGGAACTCCCGCTACGTGGTCTGTTTGCCACGGAGGAAGGCGACTTGGTGAACGGGCCTCCTTTGCATCCACTGTGCCGATGCTTCCTGCGCGTTTCGGTGCGTCCCCTTGAAAACGGCCTGCTTGTTGCCTAGAGGGAGGTGATGCCTATTGCCGTATGAGCGAAACGCCGACATTCCGAAGCCCGTCCGCGATGCGCTCCCTGCGGAAGCCCAAACGGTTTGGCGCAAAGCGTTCAACTCCATCGAAGCGGATACGGGCGACGAATCACGCGCGGCGGCAGGAGCATGGGCAGCGGTGCAACGCGCCGGTTGGACGAAGAACGAGGACGGGAAGTGGGTGAAGGTGACGAAACAGGGCCGATTCATCGCCAAGAGCGACAAGAAGCATTACACCCTTGGCATCGTCTACGAACCCGACGAGGTGGATACCCAAGGCGACTTTACCGACGCCGCCGAGATCGAGAAGGCATGCTGGAACTTCATGCGCCGGCTGCAAGGACAGGACGCTTTGACCAAGACCGCCTTGCGGGTGCTCGAAGAGGTTGTGAAGGCCGCGGAAAGCGGCAAGAGCTTGCGCCTTGACATCACCGACGCCTACGAAGAGGTGACGAAGCGCGGCCTGAACGACATGCACGTTTCGAGTGAGGACGACGAGAACCTCGGCACCATCGTCGAGTGTTACATTGCGCCGGCCGACTTCGAGATCAACGGCGAGACGGTGAAGAAGGGCACCTGGCTTCTCGGGGTGGTATGGAATCCCGATTACTTTGCCAAGATCGAGAAGGGCGAGCGCACGGGTTTGAGCCTCGAAGGAACGGCCGTGCGCGTGGAGGTGAATGAAATTGCCTAGGAAGCTGGTGGATTTAGAGGTTCACGCGGTCGCTGGCGTCGACAAAGCGGCGAACCGCAGGCGATTTTTGGTAGTCAAGCGGGCCGAAGAATCGGAAGATGCGACAACCGCCGACCACGATGGTATCGCAAATGAAAAAGACCAATCCATCCTGAAGGCCGCTTGGAGCATCATCGCAAAGCACTTGGGACTTAGCGCCAAGGACGCGACGGTGCAGGAAGCCTCGCGGATCATTGAAGCGCTTCCCGAGGCCAAGGAGAAAGGAGACACGAACATGGCACAGACCGGAACGCAGAACGTTGACCTGGACGCCATTCTGAAGGACGCGTCCGATGAGGTGAAGGCCGCGGTCAAGGCCGCTTTCGCCAAGCAGGAAGAAAAGCTGGCCGAGCTTCAGAAGCAAGTGGACGAACTCTCGAAGAAGGGTGAGGGTAACGCCGACGACATCAACAAGGCCGACCTCCCCGAGCACGTCCGCAAGCGCCTGGAGGATCTGGAGAAGAGGGCGAAGGAAGCCGAGGAGATCGCCAAGGCCGAGCGAGAGGCGCGCGTGAGGGCGGAAATCCGCAAGCGCGCCGAGGGCTATGCCAACGTCGGCGAGGTCGAGAAGATCGCCGAGGCCATCTACAAGGCCCAGAGCGTGTCGGCTGAGTTCGCGGAGCAGCTTGAGACGCTGTTGAAGAGTGCCCACGAGCGGATCGAGAAGGGTGATCTCTTCAAGGAGTTTGGTTCGGGAGCCGGTGACAGCGCCTCCACGGCCTGGGGCAAGATCGAAGCCGCGGCCGCCGAGATCATGAAGGCGACCCCCTCCATGACTCGTCCGCAGGCTATCGCGAAGGCGTTGGAAGCGAATCCGGAACTTGAGAAGGCATACTACGAGGAGGTGCGTCGGTAATGGCGACTGAAGGGCGTCAGGACCTTTGGAGTTTCAGGGCCGCCGCGGACCTGAGCGCCAAGCAGTACCATATCGTGAAGCTCGACGCGAACGGGGAACTGGTTCTTGCAGGTGCGGGCGACGAGGGGTTCGTCCTCGCGGACGATCCCAAGAGCGGCGAGTATGGCAGCGTTGTCGTCTCAGGGATCACGAAGGTCGTCGCAGGAACCGCCATCGCAGCGGGAGCGTATCTTTCGTCCGATGCGAACGGCAAGGCGGTTCCTGCGACCGAAACAAACGTGACCGGAGGGACGACCGGCACGCACATCATCGGCCAGGCGCTTTCGTCCGCCTCCGGTGCGAATGAACTCGTGACCGTGGTTGTTGCACGCGGCCTGGCGTAACGAGAAAAAACCTAGAAAACCATGGGTGACGGCCCTTCCCGGCCGTTTTTTATTGCCCGAAAACGAAAGGAAGGATGAACGATGCCTCAGCCGACTCCGGCACAGATGCATGTGGATCGCTACCTGACAAACCTGTCGGTGGCGTTTGTCCAACAATCTCGCAACTTCGTGGCCGACAAGGTGTTCCCGGTCGTTCCGGTCGCAAAACAGAGTGATCTCTACCCCGTCTACGACCGAGGGTACTTCTTCCGGGACGAGATGCGTCCCCGTCCTCTCGGTGGCGAAGCGGCCAAGGCTGGTTACAAGGTGACGAACCAGCGTTACCACTGCGAGGAATTCGCCCTCGCCCACACCATCGACGACCGGGTGCGGGCCAATGCTGACCAACCCCTGAACCCCGACCGGGCGGGGATGCGGCTTCTCACGACCCAGGCGATGATCCACCGGGATCGAGACTGGTCGAGCAAATACTTCAAGACAGGTGTGTGGACGACAGACCTGACGGGTGTTGCGTCGAACCCAACCGGCAATCAGTTCCTCCAGTTCGACCAGAGTGGTTCGGACCCCATCGGCGTCGTCGATGCGGAGAAAGACCGGATCGCCGAGACCACCGGGTATGAGCCGAACGTCCTGGTGATTGGCCGGAAGGTCTACCGGACGCTCCGCAACCACCCCGACATCATCGACCGGGTGAAGTACACGCAGCGGGGAGTGATCGACACCGAGATTCTCGCCTCGCTGTTCGGCGTGGAGAGAGTCGTCGTCCCCGGTTCCGTGCAGAACACGGCGGTGGAAGGCGCGGCGGACAACTTCTCATTCATCGTCGCTTCCGACGACATGCTCCTGGTCTACGCCGCTCCCGAGCCCGCCCTTGAGCAACCGTCCGGCGGCTACATCTTCGCTTGGACGGGCCTCATCCCCGGAGAGACAAACGCTTTCGGCGGCGTGATCCAACGCATGAGGGATGAGAAGGCCCACTCCGATCACTTGGAGATCCGGGTTGCCTACGACATGCACGTCGTGGCTCCCGACCTTGGGGTCTTCTTCGATTCTTGTGTCGCTTAATGCGGGGTGATGACATGGCTTACGTCGCAGTCCATCGTCTCAAGTGGGGCGATGGCTGGATCGAACCGGGCGAGGCGGTGCCGGAGGGGGATCCGGGGCGTAACTATGCCCACCTGCTTCGCCTAGGGATGATCGAGAGGGTCGATGCTCCTGCGGCCACACCCTCATACGCGATCAGATTCGAAGAGGGCGAAGTCGATTGGGAGGAGCTGTCCAAACGATACCACAAGGCGTTTGGGCGCTACGAGATCCCCGGCATCGGGGTCGTCCAAGGGAAAGAGGCGGCGATTGAGGCGCTGAAGCAACAAGCGAATCAACAGAGCCCGGAGGGGTGATCGCATGGCGTTTGCCACTCCCAGTGTTGACAACGTGCGCGAAGAACTCGGATCCCCCTCCACGGACGACCTCTCGGACGAGACGATTCAGCGCTTGATCGACGAGGAAGGGACGCTTTTCGGCGCGGCCTTCCGGGGCGCGGAGATCCTCGCCCGGAAGTACGCGTTCAAAGCCGACCTAGCCGTGGGCGACTACCGCGAAGACTTCTCGGCCATCGCCAAGCGGTGGCAGGAGCTGGCCGCGGAACTGCGCCGCAAGGTCGCTCTCTACGGGGCGAAGCCATACGCCGGCGGTATCTCGAAGTCGGACAAGAAACGGATCGAGTCCGACACCGACAGGCCCGAACCGGATTTCCGCAGGGGCATGTGGGACAACAATTACACCTGACGGATCGAGGTGAGATGCCGTGCCGTTCGAAGACGCTCTGAACACCCTCGTCTCCATCGGCAAACTCACCGAGACGCAGGACCCGAGTACCGGCGACCTCGTAACGGCGTGGACCACCTCGTATGAGGCGAGAGCTTATCGACGTACCCTGCGCGGCTTGCAGCGTATGAGCGCCGACACATCGCAGGTGTTCGCCACGGATCGCCTCTACATGCCCTTGGTCGATCTCGCGGGCAACCCGATGGCGCTCGATGAGACCATGGAGGCGGTCGAGGCGGTTCCGTTCGACTACAGTACGCAAAAAGACCTGCCTCGTTACCGCTTCAAACTCGTTAGCAAGCCGCACAACCATCACTACGAGGTCGATGCACTGCGGATCGGCCCAGGGGGGAGCTAAGGTGTCCAAGGCGACATTCAAGAGCAACCTCGCGGCGGCGCAGGCGCACTTCATCGAGAAGATCACGGCAGGGATGCTGGCGGCGCAAGAAGAGTATGCGCGGGACATGAAGGTGACGCTCTCCCAAGAACCGCATGGGCGCTACTACAAGAACGCGGGCACGCCGTTCTGGTACGAAGTGAGCGGTCCCGGCCCTGGCGTGCATCGCGCTTCGGCGCCGGGTGAACCACCCGCAGCCCTGTCGGGATTCTTACGCGACTCGATCGACTCGGGCGTCGTGTCGGTGACGAGAACGCAATATAAGGGCGCGGTGTCGACCGGAGCACCATATGCGGCCGTTCTGGAGTTCGGAGGCGAGGAATCAGAGGGAAAGGTCATCGAACCGCGTCCCGCGTGGCTTCCGACGCTCCTATTCAACCGGAAGAAGTACCTGGAAGCTATTCAACGGCGCGTAGGGAGGTGATGCGTAGGTGTCGCTTTGGACGCCGCTTCAATCGGCGATCTTTCAGCGCCTTACGCAACATGCCGCGTTCCAAAGCTCGGGAGCGACGGCCTACTATGTCTCCGACATCCCCGCAAACGCCGTATACCCCTACGTCGCATCACCCGGCGATTCTCTATCGCAGCCGTGGTATACCATGTCGGACTCCAAGGGAGAAGAACTCCTGTGGAGCTTCCATGTCTGGTGCGACAAGGACCACGGCGGGGCGGCAAAGACGCGGGTGGTTGGCGATGCCGTGATGGAAGCGATGGACGATGCGTTGGTTGTGGTGGCAGGATACCGGACGCTCATGTTCCGGCGCATCCTTTCGACCCAGCCGATGCGCCAAGAGGGCGATCCAAACCTGTTTCAACAGGTCATCCGTTATCGGGTGATCTTAGAGAAGGCGTAGTCAGAAACAAGGAACCAAAGGTGCGTAACGCGGCTCAGGCTCATGCTTGGGCCGCTTTTCGCGCGCGAACAAAGGAGGAGGAAGAACATGGGCACTCCGGCCTATCAGAAGAAAGTGAAGGTCAGCACGGATGGCATTGCGTGGAACGACCTGCCCGCGACTACGTCATCCATGAACCACGGGGGCGACCTCCTGGACGACACGGAACTCGCGACGAACGCGGGATATCGGAGCCGCATCTACGGGCTTCGGGATTGGAGCGTCTCTGCGACCTGCAACTGGAAGAGCGGGGATGCGGCGCTGACGGCGGTTCGAAACGCGTGGCTGAATCGCACGGACCTCTTCGTTCAGTACCTTCCCGACGGCCAGGTGGCGAACGGCTTCGAAGGCCCCGTCCGCGTCGAGACGTTCAACATGTCGGGCGACGTTGGAGGACTCGAAACCGTCGAGATCAGCCTGCAAGCGGCGGGACCGTTGGGTCCGGCGTCGTAAGGAGGGGTGAGCGATGGGCTCCCCTGGATGGAAGGCGACCGTCAAGCGAAGCGGCACGTCCACCCAATTCACGGACGAAGCCGCTTCGCTTGTTTCGGGGAAGACGTATCAAATCGACGATGAGACAAAGCAGGTGTGGGACCGAGAACAACCCGTCACAGTCAAGGATAACGGCGTTTTGGTGGATAGCTCTAACATCGAGTTCATTGACTACCTCTTCGGCAAGGTGACGTTCACCGCCGGGTATACGGTGACGGGGCCAGTCACTGTGAGCGGGAGCTACCTTCCGATGCAAGCGGTGGCGGGGGCGAACGCCTACAACCTGAACCATACGGGCGACCTTCTCGACGACACCGACTTCGAGGGAGCGCAGGCAAACGGGGGCTACCGGACGCGCCTCTACGGCCTTCGGGACGTGTCGGCGTCGATTACGCGATGGGACGATCTATCGAAGACGTTCGCCGACATCATCAAGAACCGAAGCGTCGTGGTCATCGAAATCCGCCCTGGAGGTGGGCCAGACGTATTCCGGGCGTTCATGGTCGCTGAGAGCGCAAACGAATCCGGCGACGTAGCGGCTCTGGAGTCCGAGGAAATCAGCTTCCAACTCGATGGTGAAGGCGTCGGCAAGGCGTTTAGTTGGGATACGGAAAGCTAAGGAGGTTCGTTATGGCTGCCAAGGAGCAGAGTTTGCGAGATAGGCTGCGTGCCAAGACCCTCGGTGCGGGTGGAAAGCGCAAAGAAGAAATCGTGGAGATCGACGGCGAGACGTTTATCGTGCGACAGCCCACAGTGGCCCAACGAAGCGACATCCTGAAGCGGAGCAAAGCGAACACCGGCGACACCGAGCGCGTCGACATCGGCGAGATGCAGGTGTGGGCGGTGATTCACTGCACCTACACTCCCGAAGGGGAGCAGGTGTTCGAGGAAGCGGACTATGACGCCCTCAAGAATCAGCCGACCGGCGGGTTCGTCGACCAACTCGGTGCGGCGGCGCTTAGGCTCATGAACGTCGCGGCGGTGGATGCAAAAAACTCCGAACCGACCACGAACGCCAACTCCTCTTCCGAATAGCGAAGGAGACGGGCACGTGGGACGTGGACGGCATGGCCGAGCGCATGTCCACATCCCTCATGTTTGAGTGGGCCGAGTGGTTCCAGATGGAGCACGAAGCCGAGAAGAAAGCGCTCGAAAAGGCCAAAAGCAAGCCGAGAAGGCGGTAACGATCAAGCCCCGGCAAGGGGCTTTTCCCTTTTGATTTGAGGAGGTGACCCTGGTGCCTGGAGAGAGCGTCAGTTTGGGTGCGGCGCACGTCCAATTCACTGGGGATTTCGCCGCCTTCATGGATGGGATGCGCCACGTTGTGAAGGTGGCCGTCGAGACGACCACCACGATCAACCTGGCTCTGAAGACGACCGACAAACAGGTCGAGCGTAGCAACCGGAACATTATCCGCTCTTATGCGGAACTGAACCGCGAGGTGCGCCGCCATCTTCGGGGCATCACCTCTGAACTCGTCTTCCTCCAACTCGACATTGGGCACATCGCGAACCAAATCCAGCGCATGGCCGCGATCTCCGCGGCGGCGATGGGCGGCGCGGCGGCAGCTTCGATTTCCTTCGAGGATGCCTTCGCCAACGTCCGAAAGACCGTCGACGCGTCCGAGGCCGAATTCCGCCAACTGGAGCAAGAAGTCCGGCGCATGTCCACCCAGACGAGGACGAGCGCGAACGACCTCGCCGTCATCATGGGCGTGGCGGGGCAACTGGGCATCCGCGGCGTCGAGAACCTGACGGCCTTCACGCGCACCATCGACCAGCTTACCATCGCCACAAACCTGACGGGTGAACAGGGCGCGCAGGATCTCGCCCGGTTCATGAACATCATGCAGGAGTCGGTAGGCAATGTGGACCGGCTCGGGGCGTCCATCGTCGATCTCGGCAACAACTTCGCCACCACGGAGGCCGAGATCCTGAGCATGGCGACGCGCATCGCCGGCGCGGGCAAGACGGTAGGGCTTACGACCCAGGAAGTCCTGGCGCTTGCGACGGCCATGAGCTCCGTCGGCATCCGCCCCGAGATGGGCGGCTCGGCCATCAGCCGCGTCCTGATCGAGATGGCGAACGCGGTCGAGAAGGGTGGTGCGCGCCTGCGGGAGTTCGCCCGCGTCGCCAACATGTCGGCCCGTGAATTCGCGGACGCCTTCCGAAGCGATCCGATTCAGGCGCTCCAAGCGTTCATTAACGGCCTCGAACGCCTTGACCGGCAGGGCGAGAATGTCTTCGTCATCCTTGAGTCGGTCGGCGCGTCTGAGATCCGCGTGAGGGACACGCTACTTCGTCTTTTCCAAGCCTCGGGACTCCTAACGGACGCCGTGCGGCGTTCGAACCGGGCGTGGGAAGAGAATGTCGCGCTCACCGAAGAGGTGGCAAAGCGCAACCAAACCGCGGCATCGCAGCTTCGCATCGCCATCAACAACCTCATCGAGAACGCGCGGGTCGTGGGGGATCAGTACAACCCGGCGATCAAGCAGGCGGCTGAATTCGTCACCGCCCTGTCGCAGGCGTTTCAGAAGATGACGCCCGAACAGCAGGCCGCGGCGGCGGAGTTCGTCGCGCTCTCGACGGCCATCCTGGGCGGCATTGCGGCGGCGCTCCTTGCGACCAAGGCGTTCATAACTTTCGGGACCGGCGTGATTCTCCTCACCCGTGCCGTCGCCGCGCTCCTTTCGCCGTGGGGCCTCGCGACGGTCGCCATTGTGACCGCAGCGGTGGTCATTGCGGCGAAGTGGGACGAGATCGTGAAAATGATCTCGGAGAGCGATTTGGGTCGGGCGGCGAAGGATGCATGGGAAAGCTTCAAGGCCGTATGGACGAGCGATGAACTGACGCTCCCCGAGAAGATCATCGAGACCGTGAAGATCACGGTGAAGACAATCACGGGACTTCTTGATTCGATCATCGACCTCTGGCTCAACATGGCTATTCCTCTTGCGGAACGGGGGGCAAAAATCCTTGGCCTGAACCCTGATACGGCTTGGCTCCCATCATTTTTGAAGAAACTCGACGAAATTTGGGAGAACGAGGAACTCTCGTTTTCGGAGAGGGTCATCGAAAGCATTAAGATCACTGTCATGTCGGTATCGGGGCTCATCGACTCCATCCGTTCTTGGTGGCTCGGCCAGACCATTGAACTCGCGCGCAAGACCGTGAAGTTCCTTGGTCTTGACCCGGACGAGAATGCGCTAGTCCAGTTTCTCGAACGGATCAAGAAGTGGTGGGACGAACACGACGTCACGCTTGACGAGAAAGATGTCGACGCTGCCATCGACTGGTCGAAGAAGACCATCGACGAGGCCAAACAGCGTCTTGCCGAGATCGGTCAAGAATTTGCGAGGACATGGCTGGAGAGCGCCAAGACAGGGCGGTGGTTCGACCCGTTCACGGTCATTGTCGAAAGTGCGACCGAGGGAATCGCCGGAATTCGAGCTGCTCTCGCGCCCTTGCGCCTTTTCATGCGTGCGTGGGCAGAGGGAGTTTGGGGCGAAATCGGGCTTCTGGAAGCCTTCAATCGTGGCCTCGAAGGTGAACTTGGTGATGCAGGCCAGAAAGCATTCGCCTCGATCTTCGACGACGCCGCGAGAAAAGGGCTGAATTACGTCCGGTCCCTCTTGGATTTTGGGGTCGCCATTGGCAACCTCATCATGGAGGGTATCTTCCTAGCGTTTGACTTGGTTGATTTGATCAACCAAGCGATCATTGGCGCGACCGGGAAACTGCTCGGGCCGCTGTTTGAGACAGGCGCCGAGTGGGCTGGGGCGATGGTGGATGGTTTCCGGCGGGTATGGAACGAGTTGGCGGACTGGTTCAGGAATACTTGGCTCGGCAAGGTGCTCATCAATCTCGGTGTGATTGATGCGCCTCCAACTGATGCGCTCGAAGGTGTCGGTGCTACCGTCACACCTCCTGTACCATCCATTCCCGTGGTCCAGCGTCCGCAAGGCTTGCTTACGCGCGAAGAGAGTTTGCGCTTGGTGGAAGAGGCCATCCGTGGAAGCCAAACGGTGCGAGAGCAGATTGACGATGCAACCCTCGACCTTCTTGCTCGCCTAGCACAGGCGGAAGCCGGCGTGGACGGTTTTGAAGGGATGCTGGCTGTCGCAGCAGTCGTGCTGAACCGGGTGGCATCTGAGGAATTCCCGAATAGCATTCGGGATGTCATTTATCAGACCAATCAATTCGAAGCCGTCCTGCGCGGAACTATCGACGAGATGGAAGCGAGCGCGGAGGCGCTGCGCGCGGTGCGAGAGGCGCTTGCGGGCGCAGATCCTACGGGAGGGGCGTTGTACTTCCGCAATCCCGACATCGCAACGTCCTCTTGGTTTGAACTCAGGGTCCAATCGGGGGAACTGATCCCGGTCAAGCGAATTGGCGGACACGAGTTCTATGTGCCCGGCTACAGAGAGGGCGTCATCCTCCCTGGCTTCGGCGGAGGTGACCGCATCCCGGCGCTCCTGGAACCCGGCGAGGCGGTTGTGCCTGCGCGCGTCGTGCGGGGCGGCATTGGCGACATTGTGGCATGGTTCCGCGCGATGGGCGTCCGCAAGATGCAGGCGGGAGGCATCGCGGGGATCTCGACGCTTGCTGAGGCGGAAGCGCAGATCGGCGTGGTGTCGCAGGAGATGACGCAGTTCGCGAACACGCTCCTTACGGGCATCGAGCAGATCACGCAGTCCATGTCGGCGTTCATCTTCGGCGCGGCGCAGATGATCGTGGACGTGCTGAAAGCGCTGTTCCCTGATCACGCGGAGACGCTGCAGAAGGGCCTGGATGATCTCAAGGCGTGGTGGGAGAAGAACTTCGGACCGCAGCCAAGTCAGGGACCGAGTGCGCGCCTTCTCGTTCCTGTTACGCCGCCCATGCCTACGCCCCCGGTTCCCAAGGAACGACCGAACCTGCTCAAGGAGCTCATTGATCAATTTCTCGACCTGTATCAGGCCGTGGGCGGCAACGTGAAACTGTTCACCGAACTCTCGACGCGACTTGAGGCGACCAACCCGCTCCTCGCCGGGTTTGCCCGCGCGCTCTCAAGTGGCTTTGCGGCGGAAAAAGGCGGCTTCGGCAAGGCGTTCTCGCAAAGCCTCATGGGGTTTGCGATCGGTTCGTTTGCCGGACTGATTGTGGATCTCTTCGCGCCAAGCACCGAAGCCATCCGAGAGGCCGCCGAGCTCCAGCGAGAACTCGCGCGGGCTGCGCGGCTCGGCACGGAAGAGGATGTCCTCGGCCTGTCGCAGCAGTTCGACTTCCTCCGAAACGAGCAGGCGAACCGCACTCTTCTCGCCGACCTCATGCGCGAGCGTTCCGCGGTACAAGCCGCAATCCGAGAGGCGCAAAACCCGGCGACCTTCCTCGGCATCCCGCTTGACCGCTTCGGGCTCAACGCCCAGGCCCGCGCGGCGTTTATCGCGGCTCAGGAGACCCGGCTTGCCGACCTGAATGAGTCGATTGCCGAACTCGAAAAGGCGATCAGCGCGGCGGCTCCGGCGGCACTGGCCGACGCCCTCGGCATCGCGGCGGACAACTTCGCCTCGGCCCTTCAGAGCGCGTTCGACTCCGTCAGCTTCTCGGAATTCGAGAAGAACTTCGAGTCGAGCGTGAACGAGATCATCCGCCAAGGGATGGTCCGCGAGTTCATCGCGAACGTGATCGGCCCGCAGATCGAAGACCTCGCGGAGAAGGTGCAGCAGTCGATCCTCTCGGGCAGCAGGCCGGAGATGGAACAGATTCGCGAGGTCGTCTCGGGGATCACTGAGGATTCCAAACCCTTCTTCGACCTCCTCGAAGAGATGGGCCTGCTTGCCGAGACGACGGAGCGCGTCAACAGCGCCCTCCGCAACGTGCCCGCAGGCTTCAAAATCGCGCTCACGCGATTCACCGTCGCAACGCCTGCGCCAGTGCCGACGTTCCACGATGGCGGCGTCATGCCATACGACGGCATTGCGAACCTACGGCGCGGCGAGGTCATCCTCACGCCGGAGCAAGCGCGGTTTGGAATGGGCGGCATCGTCGTCCACGTCAACGTGCAGGGCAACGTGTACGGCGAGGTCGATCTGGAGCGCATTGCAACTCGGGCCGTCGGCAACGCACTGCGTCAGCGGAGCATGGCCGCATACGGGGTGACTTGAGATATGGCCTGGGCGACGTTCGACGGATACGAAATCAAAGTGCGGTCGATCCGTGGCACGCGCGAGGACATTTCCGACACAGGCCGCACCGCGGGTGCTAAAGAGCGGCGCGACGCTGTGACCGTCAAGCGTGCGTGGGAGGTGGATACACCTCCCGTACCAGTGTCCGAGATCACGACCCTCGAAGCGCACCTGGATGCAATAGGATGGGGCTACGGTAACTGGTGGCATGCTCACCTGTCTGCTCCAGTGCGCGCTAGGATCGACGCGGCAAGCTGGACAAAGATCACGGTGGAGGGCGTGCCGGACTACGTGCAGGTGTCTTTCCGCGTCATCGAACAGTAGGGAGGGGTGTTATTTGCGGACGGTCAGCCTATATGCTTCGCGGTCCTCTCCCATCGGCAAAACAGCGTATTGGCGGGATCATTCTGTTTCTGGCGAGCGTGTTCTCGTGGGTGAGAACGCTCGCCGAGGTGCCGAGCGCGACTGGATGAAGGACCTGCTCGATGATGCCGGCCTACCAATTGTCGGCCTCGTCTGGGAGGTGAGTCGTGCAGTGGCGACCGTCCAGCGTTTCGAGATGTACGAGGGCGACTCGCTCTCGATCCTGGTGCAAGCGGGCGACATCCCGCTTGACGGAGCAGAGATCACGTATCAGATCGACCTCCCCGGCAGAAACATCGTCAAGCGGGTTGGTGACGGAATCGTTGTGCGGCCTGACGACGGCACTTTTGAGGTCGTCTTGACCCCAGCAGACACCGATGGGCGTGCCGGAGTTTTTCGCCAGCAGGCGAGGGTCGTGGATGCTGTGGGGCAAGCATCTGTAGTGCTTGACGGTTACGTGACGGTTAAGCGTCGAATTCGAGAGGAGTGAGACCATGGCAGACATTCGCAACGATCAATACCTACACCGTCCCGGCGCAGGACGGGGGGCCGTTACGCCGACCGATCCGATGGAGGCGCGGCTCTACGACGATGATGGCAACCCGGTTAATCCGGCGACAGAGGAAACGTTGGACAATATCCTAGACGCGGTGGGAGCACCGGGCGACAGTGCTCAGACCGACCCCGCACAGAGTGCGAGTCAGATCGCGCTCCTGAAGGGCCTGCTGAGCGTGATCCTTTCCATCAAGGGCACAGACGGGATCAAGAAGATCGTCGACGCGGTGACGGTCAGCGGCCTGAGCGAACTCGCCAAGGAGACCACCCTCGGGGCCGTCAAAAGCGCGGTCGACTCCATCGCCGGCGAAGATTTCGCGACTGAGGAGACACTCGCGGCGACCAAGGGCGTCCTGGATACGATCTCCTCCGGCGTCGCCAAAGAGACCACGCTCGGCGACGTGAAAACCGCAGTCGCGGCACTGGCGGCGTTGATCAGTGACGGTCGCCTGAAGACGGAAGCTGCACTATCGGGCAGTACAGTGGAAATCGACGGAAAGACATACCAAGTGACGAACGGCTACGTACTGCGTGGTCTGTCGACCGACAAACCCGACGCTGCAGACGCCCATGCCGCCATACCGAACTGCGTTTACTGGTCGGTCGACACGGGTGACATTGAAGTCACGGACGGCAACCAGTGGATGGAGGTGTGAGGGGTGGACCCCGTAACGTTTGCAAAAACCAAATCGTGGGTCAACAGCGCTGTACCTATCCGTCAGAAGCTCATTGGCCGAGCGCCGTTCCCTCTCGATATCCCCACCTATGACGGAAACCCGAACGTGACCCATCCCGATGTTGTGTACGTTCCCGAGGGTTGGAACGGTTACAAGTATTGGATGGCGTACACGCCATACCCCGAATTCACACGTGAAAACCCATCCATTCTGTGCAGCAACGACGGGCTTCATTGGCGAGTGCCCTCGGGACTCACCAATCCGATCGCTAAGCCGGGGGATACCACCGAAAGCATACTCTCGGACCCGGATATGCTGCTGGTCAACGGTGAGATGTGGGTCTATTTCCGAGGCTACGCCGGCAACGTTCGTGAGCGCATCTACCTCACAAAATCCTCGGATGGGGTCACCTGGAGTTTCCCCACTATGGTCATCGACCAGAGTGGGGCAGGCAAAAGCGACATAACATTATCTCCAGCCGTCGTGTGGGACGAGGCACTGGAGAAGTTTGTCATGTTCACCGTGAGTCGTGCCGCACCATCGTCGATCCAAAGGCGTGTGTCAGATGATGGTGCAGTATGGGGAGAGCCCACAAACTGCGCCGTAAGCTTCCCTGTCGGTGTGTCGCCTTGGCATATCGACGTGCAGTACGCGGACGGAAAGTACCATGCTCTCCTGAACACGCAAACCAACAACGGCATCGGCATGCGTTTGTATTATCTCTCGTCGGATGATGGACTGACCTGGGCGATGAGTTCTCAGCCTGTCGTCTCCCTTGGCGACGACCCTGACGATTGGGATAGATCGGGACACTACCGCTCGGCGCTCACTTACCTAGAAGACGGTAAGTTCGGCATTTGGGCGTGCGGAGTCAATTCACCGGCGCCTAACGGGTATGTCTACCAAAACGGCTCACGGTGGCGCATCGGGTACGTCGAGGCAATTCTTGACGAGAATGGCGATCTTCAGGTACATTACCCGTTCGCCCATGTGGACAGCATTCAGGTTAGAGACACCCGGCTCTTTGGTAGAAGGCACAGCGAGCGCCTCTATCCAGTCGTTTTCGCATCTCATGCTGGGTCGCAGACGCTCACCGCCAATGAGTGGAACAAGATCGCCTACACCGATCGTCATGTCGACCCCGAGGGCGTCTACGACTCCGCCAACTCACAGTTCATGCCCCGAGAGGGCGGAATTTATCTCATCGAGGCCGCTACCCGGTTGGTATCGTTCACCGCTCCGCTCACTGTACGTATGATACTCCGGGTAAACGGTAATGACTACTCCGAGCTGTTCCAGGGAACAGCCACCGGTGGTACAGAGTGGACGGTTGGCGGCGTGACACTGGCATCGCTGAACGCCGGGGATGTGGTGGAGGTTTACATTAATCCTTCAGCGCAAGTGGCGACACAAAACCAGGTGCAACACACGAAACGGTTTCGGATCGTCAAGATTCTGTAGTGACGCAGTAGCGCACGATAGCTTCATTTCGCGCGTAACGGGAGCCGCCCCGTCGTGGGGCGGCCTTCTCGTGTTCGGGAGGTGATCGCATGGCATGGCATAGCGCAAAGCCTGCGGACAACGATTTTCTATCGGCGTCTGTTCAGCACATTCGCGAGAACTTTGCGGAGTTGGAACCTCTCCAACCCCACGTCGCGGAGCTTGTCGATCTCACGACACTGCAACCCCACGTCGCGGAGCTTGTCGATCTCACGACACTGCATCCCCACGTCGCGGAGCTTGTCGATCTCACGGCGCTGCATCCCCACGTCGCGGAGCTTGTCGATCTCACGGCGCTGCATCCCCACGTCGCGGAGCTTGTCGATCTCACGGCGCTGCATCCGCACATTACAGAGCTTACCGACCTCACGGCTCTGCATCCGCACATCGCCGCACTTGTCTCCTCCCGCATCGTCGAACACAACCTGGACTTGGCCGATCCGTCGAACGGCTACTACGTGCGGTGGGAGAATGGGCTGCAGGTGTGTTGGAAGACGGGATTGCTCGCGCAATACAACAATTCCAACCGGCTCGCCACAGGGTGGGTCTTTCCCGCCGAGTTCGCTGATGCAGATTACTCGCTTTCGTTGATGCCAGTTTGGGTATCCGGCGACATGGCCACCTATTCCACTGTAGGAAGAGGTTTCTACATCGACTCAACGGCCAAGAACACCGACGGGGTTGGGATCTGGGTCCTTGTTTCGAGCGCGAACAGTGGAGATACGATCCATGTCGATGCGCTTGCAGTCGGGAGGTGGGCCGAATCGTGATAGTGACCTACGTTCCCCAGCGCACAGATCGGTCGGTGAGGTACTCAATCAGTGATGAGGTCGTCACGGCTACAATCGGCGGTGTAAGCGACACGTTCGATTTCTCGGAGCTCCCCGACGGCGAGGCGGCGGGCATCATCTCCACCCTCGACCCGTGCCCGGTGCTCTCGGCGCGTCGAGTGGACGGTGAGCTGCACGTGACGCTCCTGCGGACCATCGGACCACGGCCCACGGACCCCGATGAGTTGGAGGCGTGGAAATCTCTGTGGACCGACGTGGAGGAGGTGGTCTCCGGTGGCTGACATTATATGGCGAACCAAAGCAGAAATCGAAGCGGAGAAAGAGGCCCGTGCGTGGGCCTCTCTTCGCACTGAGCGGGATCGGCGACTGGCCGCTACCGACTGGACCCAGCTCCCCGATGTGCCCCTCACGGCAGAGCAGCGCGCCGCGTGGCAGCAGTACCGCCAAGCCCTCCGCGACGTGCCTGAGCAACCCGGCGCGCCGTGGGACGTGGTGTGGCCGGAACCGCCCCAGAGCGAGGGATAGACGGTGCCGACGATTGCGCCAGAGCGACAAATCTATGCAGACCTGCTCGTTGGACGCCCTGACGGCGTGACGTGGGAGTCACTGCGCGAGTACCTCGCGTCTGTGACCGTCGAGCTTGGTGACATCTCCGGCATCGGCACGGGGCAGTCAGGGGTGGATGGTGTAGTCCGTCGCGCGAACTTCGTCCTGCGGAATGACCGCACGCTCTCTGTACTCATCTGGCCTGCCGACGGCATTGTGTCCGGCGACCGGGTACTCGCTGGCGACGACACGGTAGACGGCGCGGCGACGGACGGCTCATGGCTCGCGCGCCTCCTCGATCAGACGCCCGACTACTACGGTGACTCATTTGCGCCGCGGGATCGGTTGAGTGCTTGGAACCAATTCGATGTCGATGGCGACGGGACGCCAGAGTATGCGCCCCTGCTATGGCCTAACCGAGAGGTCATTCTACTGGTCCGCATCGACGGCCCCGCAGGGCAGGGGACGACCGCCGTAGTCGACGATTTCGGCATGGCGGACGGCGCGACCAGGACGTTCGCGTTGTCAAAACGCCCGGTCGCTGAATCGTCGGAGACGGTGACGCAAAAGCTTCCGTATCGCTGGACGGACTACGCCGACAAGACGTGGGCCGAGCTCACCGACAGAACATGGGTGGATATCAAAGAGGAGCAAGAGCTCGCGCGCGGTGTTGACTACACCATCGACTACGAGGCGGGCACTATCACGTTTGCGACGACGCCTGAGGCGGGCGTGTTCCTCGAAGCCATCTACGCGTATTGGGTGACGCTGTTCCACGGCCTTCTCGGCGACAGCATCCGCACGAGCGGCCCGACGGTCGAATGCGACGCGCGCGACCTCGCGAAGCGGCTGCAGGATACATACATTCTGACGCCTCGCGAGTACGGCAGCGAGGCCGGGACGCCTGCGGAGGACGTGATCCAGCAGATCATCGACGACAACCTGGGCCCGGGCGAGGTGACGCTCTATTTCCCGAGTGGCACGGCGTCCGATCCGCGTCCCATCGCCGAGTCTCCCGGTTTCATGGTGACGCCGTACCAGGTCGAGTACATGAGCGTGTGGGACGCCATTCAGCAGGTCGCGGCGCAATTCGGCTGGTTTCTGGGCTACCGCTGGCATCCGAACACGGGGCGGATGCAGCTCATTCTGATGGAGCCGCCGCGCAACAAGGACGCGTCGACCGCCGACTTCTACCTGTCGTGGGAGGACGACATCTACACGCAGGACCTGGAGATCACCGACCGCGACATTCGCAACGTCGTCACCGTCACCTATCGCAACGCGGCGACGGGCGACCGCGAGAGCGTGACCGTGCAGGACACCGACTCCATCGCCACATACGGCCCGCGCGCCATGCAGATCGAGGAGGGCGACGCGTCGCTCATCGACACGCCGGAGGAGGCGCAGAGGCTTGCAAATGCGGCGCTCGCCGACCTTAAGGACATGACGGCGACGACGCAGTTGCAAATGCCGCTCCTTCCGACGCTCGATGTGTTCAGCGGTATCGTCGTGACCGATCCGCGCCTGTCGAGCACGGACGATTTCTTCGGCGTCGAGACTGTACGACACACACTCGACTTCGAGGCGCGCCAATTCCGCACGGAGGCCGTCGCTGCCGGACGCGTGATCGGCGGGCATCATCGTTGGCTGCGGATGCAGACGAGGCCGGGGCAAGCGGCGCCGCCGTCGCCGGAGCGTGTTGTGGGTGGCGGTCGCGTGCTTCCGAAGCCGACAGGTCTTGTGGCGCGCGGTATCCTGCGCGGTGTGGCGCTCGACGTGCCTGTGCCGCCCGTCAACGTCAATCGCTGGGCTGCGACGGAGGTGCATCTGTCGGAGACGCAAGGGTTCACGCCCTCTGATGCTACCCGAGTGGCAAGCGGGCGGGAGACGCATTTTGAGATCATGAGCGGCCTGGCAGCAGGGACGACGTACTACCTGCGGGCGTTTTATGTAGATCTCAAGGGCAACAAGAGCCTGGCGAGCGACGAGGTAAGCGCGTTGGCGGGACACGTTACGCCGATAGACATAAACCCGGCCCGCAACGTCCTGCCCTTCGTTTATGTGGATTCTCTGGACGCGTCGACGCCGATGACATGCGTTTTCTATATGCCGCAAAATGTGATCAGCATCAACTCCATCAAGATGCAGATACGCGGTTTGAACTTCCGGGCATATTCCAAGAGTGCTATCGGCGGTGCCCATGAACACGATGTGATGATGCCATTCCATACCCATAGTGTGAGCGGACAAACAAGCTTGGAGGATGGTAGCAGCGGTCTCCACCGTCACTTGATCAATCTGACCACAGGTGGGGCGTTAGGGTTCACGGATACAACAGACGCAACTCCTCATTCCCACGACATCGACTACGGGATTTTCGAGGACACAGACCCCACCAACGTCAGCTATCGCACCAGCGACAACGACGGGAGCACGTGGGGGAATTGGACCGGGAACTACACAAGCCCCGTATCACAGGTCGTGGACCTTACGAGTGCCTTTACGACGACCGCAGGATTCAAACGCGTGCAGCTTGATTCGAGTAGACGAGGTCGAATTGCGGTGGTTATCGTGGTCGATGTGAATGTCACATCTGTGTGATAGGGAGAGGGAACAATGCAAAGTTGCAGAAAAAACTTCAGTGCGGTATGTGGAGATGGGTGTATCACCATCACAGAGGTTACTGAGACAACACGGAGGATTACGTTGGCGGGGATCGAGGGGCATGTGCAGACGTTGCGCCAAACGCGCGAACTCCTCCTTGCGCGCCTGAGTGCGATTGACGAGGAAATCGCGCTCCTCGAACAGCATATCCCGCCAAAGAAGACATCGGGGGGATAGTGGCGATGGGGCGACGACTGCGCGTATTGGTTGCTGGTCTTTGCGCCGTGATTGCGATGGCGACGGCTGCGAATGCCATGGAAGCGGAGTTTGCGGTCGGGGTTGGCGAGCGTTCGGCGTTATCGGCGCGCTTGGACCGCATTTTCTCCACTCTTAATATCGGAGTTTTGATGTACCAAGAGTCCTTGCGAATGTCGTCACCCGGGCCGGATGTTTCTGTCGATCCAATCCGCCACTTGCACCAATTGGACGCGGTCTACTACTCTTCTGAGGCTGGCGGGATCGAATGGGCTGCCGGCGTTGCCAGGGTGCATAGGTCGCAGAGGGGAGCGGTTTTCCGCGATCAGGACAACGACGGCATTGAAGAAAAGCATCAGGTCATCATTCTGCGCGACTCCAAGCTAAGCCCTTACGCGCGCATCGGCGTCACGATCGAAAGCGGGGGCTGGGTGGCAAGGGGCGAAGTCGAAGCGACCAGTCTGGGAGCAGGCTTTCACATCTTTGGAGGGAGACAACTCGAATACCTGACTCTGGGAATCGGGTATCGCTCCTTGCCCGATCCCGCATGGAGAAGTGGGGCGTTTGTTGCGGCCACGTTAGACATCTTGAGTTTCTGATTCGCTAATAGGGTTCCCAATGATCGCCGCCGCTCCTCACGGGGCGGCTTTTTCGCGCAAAACGCAAGCCCCCCGGACCATGCTCCGGAGGCTACGCGCTTTCGCCCGCCTCGGCGGGCTTTTTTCATGCCATCAGCGGGGGCGTGATTCGATGGACGAGCAGCAGACGGGGCTATTGAAGCTGGTCCTTACCCTGGCCGGCACGGCGGCCACCTATCTGTGGGGAGGAATGGACGCCGTGCTCACGGCTCTGGTGGTCCTGGCATGCATCGACTACGCCAGCGGGTGGGCCGCCGCCTGGGCGGGGCGGCGCCTCTCGTCCGAGGTGGGGCGCCGGGGGATCGCCCGCAAGGCGGGGATGTTCGCCGTCGTGGCGTTGTGCAACGTGATAGACCAGGTGGGAGGCTTGGGCGATCCGATCCTGCGGACCATGGCCGCATGGTGGTACATAGGCAACGAGTCGCTCTCAATCGTTGAGAACCTCGGCGAGATCGGGGTACCAATCCCGGGTCGCCTCCGTCAGGCGCTGGCGGTGCTCCGGGATCGAGAGGAGAGGATGCCGCCGTGAGACGCGTGCAGTTCGTCGTTCGCCGCATCGCCTCGGCCGTCGCCGAGGCTTTTTCGCGCTTCGGGCCCGCGGTTCTCGAGGTGTGGGAGAGGGTGGTGCCGTGGTGAGTCCGGAGGAGCGTTTCAGGCACGCCGTGGAGGTCGTGCTGCGCCACGAGGGCGGCTACGTCAACGACCCTGCCGACCCGGGAGGAGAGACCAAGTACGGGATCTCCAAGCGGGCGTATCCGCACCTCGACATCGCGGGCCTCACCCGAGAGCAAGCGATCGAGATCTACCGCCGGGACTGGTGGGATCGGTACGGCTACGACCGGATCCGGTCGCTGGACGTGGCGACCAAGGTGTTCGACCTGGCCGTGAACATGGGGCCAGCGGCGGCGCACCGGTGTCTCCAGCGGGCTCTACACGCGTGCGGGTATCGCCTCGTCACGGTCGACGGCGTGATCGGACCGCAGACCATCAATGCAGCGAACGCCGTCAGGCCCAAGGCGATGCTCTTGGCCGCGCTCCGGGCGGAGGCGGCCGCCTACTACCGGTCGCTGGCGGAGAGGCGACCGGAGCTCAAACGGTACGAGCAGGGTTGGCTGAACAGAGCGTACGCGTAGGGAGGATGATCGACCATGATGGACATGTTGACGGGAGCCGTTCAGGAGGTCCTGGTGACCGTACTGCTAGCGGCGCTGTCGCTCGCCTCGGTCTATGCGGTCTCCTGGATCCGGCGACAGCAGGCGGCGCTGCAGGCCCGCACCGACGCCGAGCTGGGTGACCGCATGATCGCCCGCGCGGCGGCGCTCGCGGAATCGACGGTGCTGGCGCTGGAGAGCACGGTCGCCAAGAAGGTGCGCGAGGCCGTGAAAGACGGTCGGGCCGATCGGTCGGAGCTCCTGGCCCTCGGCTCCCAGGCCGTCGACGATGTGCTCCGGCACCTTGGCGAGGAGGGACGGCGGCTACTGGAAGAACAGGTGGGCGACGTCCGAGATTTCGTGCGGGACCTCGTGGAGGCCCAGGTCGAGCGCCTGAAACAGGGGGCGCTCGTCGCAATCACGGAGCAGGTCGTCCCAAACTCCTCGGGCCCGGCGGCATCCTAGCTGAGCCGGGCTGGGTCAAACTCGTGCGGCCGTTTGTGACGGGGACGGCCGACACGCCCGAAAACCAAGCGAGAATTCGACATCACATCAGGCGGCGGTGAGCCGCTTATTTTGTGCGGAATGGAGGATATAGACTTGATGGGAGATTATGATCGACTGTTCAGGGACGCTTTCAGGTCGCTTGTCGTGATGGTCATCATCGCGCTCATTGTGGCCCTTGCGACCGGATTCTTCGTCGGGAGAGCGTGGGGGGCCGAACTCACCGGCTCCCGCGTGCTCACCATTGAGCGCTCGGACGACGGCGAGCTGTACGCCGCGCTGTCGATTGTGCTCGAGGCGGCGCTATCCGATACGTGGGCGATCGTCGCCATGCACGATCAGGCGGCAACGTGGGCCCCGGGGCTCGAGGAGATGATCGAGCGACGCACCGAGTGGGACGTCGCCCTCGCCTGGCGGCCCTTGGGTGGTTGGTCGATCAGCGCCGGCCGGCGGTGGCGCGTGGGGCTGCCTCCGGATTACGGAGGGCCATGGACGTACGTGCAGGTGTGGTATGCGTTGTAGTATTGGACCGTTACCTCAGGCGCGAAGCTGCGAATTTGTTAAGTTCGGAAGGATTTCTCTGGTAATTGTCAAAACTGCTGTTCGCAATCTCGTTATCCTGGGGTGGGGGGTCAACGTGAACAGGCCTGAAGACTTGATTTTCCCGCACGATACAATTCGACTTCCCAAGAGTGTGCTTGCAGACCTTTGTCGAGAATACGAGCTTGAGGTTGGGTCGGACAATCTGGGGGGGTATAATCAAGCTATCTGGAGATACATTAACTCGACAAATGACCAAGGTCCCCTATCTCTCGTGTTGAACCGAATTTTCGCGGGTCAGATTGCCGTCGTATGGTTCAGACCAAGCGATCCTGGTTTAGTACGTCGGGCCGCTGAGATGTTGCGCAGGGGACGGACGAACTACTTCGAACACGTAATAAACATCCCGGCCGAAGAGATGGACGAGGATCGCGCCTACGTCGTCGGAGCCGCTCGGGCAACTTTAGCGGGAGAAACGGTCGAGTTAGTCCGACTTCGAACGAGGTCCGGGCTGACGAGAGAGTCTGACGGGATTGAGGTATACTGGCGGCCGACTATTTCCACAGCGACGATGATCTTTAACACCGAGGGAGGATACATCGAACTTAGGTCAAACAGTGCCAGTGTGCCCCGTGTGTTAGATCGAATCGAACCAATAATTGGGATTCCCGAAACCGTACTTAAACCGCAGCTAATTGCGCCGTTTGCGGAGAATCTCGAACAGGTTGCGGACGCACTTGGAGGTACCGCTATCAGGGCGGATAGCAGGCCTGACGCTTTTCTCAGACGTATCACACCCGAGCAAGTACAGGCCGTAATGGGCATATTGGACGCGGTGTCCTCCGCACTTCGTGATCCCGACGCCATTGACCTTGAAGACGAGATCGATCAGTTCCGTGAACGCCTTGTTGGCGACGTAGATCTCACCGCGGTGCCACTTTCGGTCCTTATGTTGGCGGGATTCCAGCAAATCGGCGTTACGGCCGATTCTGGTCGTGATGTTCGAGAAGCTGCCTTTTATCAGCTCATGCGCGAAAGTGTTCACCATCATGGAGGATATATAAGCTTCCCGGTTACGGAGGACGACGGGTCTCGAAGGGATCACACGATCCGTCTTGGCGCAACAACAAATAGTGTTGCGTTCAGCACAAAAGCAACCGAAGCCGCAATTCGCACAGTTCGGCGTGTGCTTTTCGATCTCGACGAGGAGAATCGAGAGGCGATTTAATTATGCGAATCAACGACGTTGACGACTGGGTCCAGTCTGTCGGGCTCATTGTCGACCGATTTTACCCTATGGCAGCCGCCAAGGCTACTGGCCTTCCATTGGTGGCGGTCTTTCGCCAGCTCGTTGGGCTCTCGCACATTGGTTGGCTGGAATTGGCCTACGAAGTGCGGTGCAACGCGTGCAATGTGTCAATTGCAATTGAAAAAGTTGTTGATCCGACTACTCTGTACGAGAACGATTACTCGTGCCATCTGTGCGGCGACGAAGTTGAGATCACAGCAGAGAATGTATTCCCCATCTTTCTCGTTCGTGAGGAGTGGAGCTCTGGTCTAAAAAAAGCGCCCGCCGCCAATGGGCGGATAACCTCTCCCATTGGCGGCGAGCCCGCTTCTCTAGGTCACCTTAACCTTGATACAGGCATCAGATGGTCCGATGCGTTACTCCCAGGCGAACACATCGAGACACTTCGCGAGATCGCACGGATCTCTCCGGAGATAAAGAAGCTGGTGGACGTCCTCGAAGGGAAGTTTCCAGGGAACTCAGGTGAGAGGAGAAGCAAGCTCGCAACCATCAAGGAGATTGGAGAGACTGCAGATGTGTGGGCGGACGTCTTCATGAAGGCTGGCGTGGCCGCCGCTCCGTATATATTGGCCAGCTGGCCGGCGGTTCAAGCATCCATCTTACGAGCCCTATCAGCAATCGGAGTGATTTGATTTAATCAAACCTCCGGCCGCGCCGATCCCCAGCGGCCGGCTTCTTGTCCCGGTCCGAGAGCAGCGTCAACTCGCCTCCGTCTTGCCGCGCTCAGTGGTTATGCGGACAGGGCGAGTATCGGTCGACTTCGTGTCAGCAACGAACGCGAGTCGCGACAACCACGGGAACCAACCAAGAACTACTAGTCCAGGTTGATCTCTTCCCCTGACCGGAGCTTCTCGACTTCGACAAGCATGATCTTGGACGAAGCGTTCCACACATTCAGCCGTTCCGCGGGAGGACCAAGGGTGTTGCGCTCGTCTTTAATCTTGGTGGCGCACAGGGCTATGCCCGCGAGTTCCTCCGTCCAGCCTCTCTCGAAGGTTTGGTTCAGGAAGGTAGCAATCGTGGAGCGGCCGCATCCCACTTCATGCTCACTGGTTCGGTCGCCAATGCGAAGACGAAATCGGTGTGTGACGCCGTCTTGGTCGGCGGGACTTGTCTCGCCAATCCACTTCAGACGCCAGTCGGGGCGCATGTGGTCCGAGCCTCCTTAAGCGACATCCATCACAGCCGGCAACAGCTCTCAATTGGTGCTCCCCTTTGATGCTGTTTTCCTGGCCCTCCACCAATTCCTGCACTTTGTTGCGACTGTCCCCAGATACTGACTACTTGCGATCGTGCTACAATGTGCCCATGGACCTACCGTCCGCGAAGCTCCGCATGCTCAACCAACCCCGCCCAATCCGCGTCCAGTCCGACGCCCAGGGCCGCCCCATTGCTGTGCGCACCCGGAGCATGGCGCACCGCGTCGCCCGGATCGCTGACCAATGGCGATTGGATGACGAGTGGTGGCGGGAGGAGCCGATCAGCCGCATGTACTTCGACGTGGAACTGGTGGGCAAGGCCGAAACTTATGAAATTGGGTCCCGTCATGGGCACGAGGGGGGCAAATGTTATACGTTTATCCTCGCCCATCGTGCGGGCAGTCGGCTCGTCGCAGGCGGCAGATGCGGGTCGGTCCAATGGATCGCCACGTCCTCACCCGCCACCACGAGACGCTTCGCGAGGATGCGGATTCCCTCCCGCTTCTCCTCGACGGTCATCGCGTTCCAGTTGGACGCCACATTCCGCATCAGCGCCCGCGTGACCTCCGGCGAGGTGGCGCGGGCGTCCTCTTCGGCTTGCTCCAGGCGACGCATCTCGGCCTCTATCTGCTGTCTCTCGCGGTTAAGTTGGGCTAAACGTGGCCTGATGGTGGCGGCAAGTTCGCCCTCCTCCAGCGCCGTCACGAGGTTGTCGATGCGCCGCAGGATGCTCGACCTCTGCCCTTCGAGCCGTGCGAGGGTGTCTGCTGCGGACGGCCGCGCCTTCGCGTGGGCTGCGCGCGCCTTCTCTGCGGCCGTCCAGAATGATGGCGTGTCCACGACGCGTTGGAGTTGGGCGAGAAACACAAACTCTAGCGCCTCATGTCGTACCGGACGCTGATCGCAGCGATGGTCGACGTGGCGACGGTCGCAACGGTAGTACATGCGATACGGTTCATTGGGGCCGCCGCCTCCCGATCCGGCGAGGCGCATGGCGTTCTCGCACCGGCCGCATACCACGAGGCGCGAGAACAGGTGCCCGCTGCGGTTCCGGGGGCCAGTCCCCAGGGTGTTGCGCTTTCGAACCTCTACAGCCCTCCAGAACGCCTCCTCGTCAATGATCGCCTCGTGGTCCCCGGGCGCGATGATCCAGTCGTCCATCTTCTCGACGGAGATGTGATTGCTGCCCCGACGTTTCGTATAGGCGATTTTGCCGGTGTAGGTGGGATTGAGGAGGATGCGCCGCACCCGGTTCGCGGACATCCCCACTCTGCGGGCAATCGCAACGTCGCCGTATTGCCCGGTGAGGTAGAGCCGAAATATCTCCCGTACCACATCGGCCTCCTCGGGCACGACCACGAGGCGGGCGTTGGCACGTTCTCCGACTTTGCGATAACCGAACGGCGGCTCCCATCCGAGGTAGCGCCCGCCCGCCGCGAGGCGCCTCTTGCCTTCGGTCGACCGTTCGGCGATCAACTCTCGCTCGAAATTCGCAAAGTCAATGAGGATGTTGCGGAGGAGCCGCCCGGTGGGAGACGACGTGTCGATGTTCTGAGTCACACTTACGATAGCGACGCCCTTCGACTCCAACTCGTCGGCCAGCTCGTGGAAGTCCCGCACCGAGCGCGTGAGGCGGTCGAGTTTGTAGACTAGGACGGCCTGGAAACGGCCCCGCTTCGCATCCTCCATCATGCGCTGAAACGCAGGGCGGTCGGTGGTGCTACCCGAGAGTCCTGCGTCTTCGTAGCGTTCGACGACCTCCCAGCCTTGAGAAGCGGCATAGGCGCGCAGGCGCTCCTCCTGAAGTTGGAGGGAGATGCCATCTACTTGCACGGAGGATGAGACGCGAAGGTAGATGCAGACGTTCATTGGATCACCTAGAGATCTCTAACGGTTTCATACATTGCGAACCCTGCGTTGAGTAGGTCCATTGTCTTGTACCGCGACAGGTATACGTGCCGCCAGGGATCAACCGGGCCACTAACCGTCACATAGACGTCGTCGCACTTCCAACGAAAGTCGCGATCAAAAGCGCATTCCTGTCGCTTGTCAGTCACAGGGCCAATGGTATGTGTGCTGAAGTAAATCTCCAAACCGATCTCAGTGGGAAGTCGCGTCTGTTCCTTGTCTCCTTCTGCGCCAACGATTCCCTGGACGGAAGGCCAGTATGCTTCTCGGATGGAACGAATGATATAGTCTATTGATCGTTCCCTTGAAAAGCTACCTTGCCATTCGAATACAAAAACAAGTGTATCGGAGTGCTCTAGGAACTGCACGTTGTAGAATGGGGACTTAAAAACCGCGTCCTCGCCGAACTTCTCCGCAACGCCTCTTAGAACGCCAAGTGAGAGCTCGGTGTATGCCTCAGGTACATTTGGGGCTATCCGGTGAACGAAACGATCTTCGTTTGACGCACATCCAGCTAGTACCGAGACACTAATCAATAGGCCCATACTGAATAACCGCCGCATTAGAACATGCACCTCCCGTTTTCTCCCCAGCGCGGGACATGTTTGTCCACACCATATTTACCGTCTTGCCATCCCATCCCCCCAGTAGTATATTGGAAACCCAAACATACCGAACTCGTGTTCTATCGTCCTTGTATGTCTATTGACATCTTTGTGACTCAGGTCCTAGTTTTTAGAGAGAGGATGTTTCTACCTGGTATACAGGAAGGTGTTACCAGGTAGAAACAAACAAATCCAAGGAGGGCGAACAATGCTGCGGCCGGTCGTCGAAGAAGCAGAATTTCGTTGCAACGTGTGCGGTGAGCTTATGTGCTTTTTTGTCCCTCCTCTACACTGTGAACACTGTGCATCGCCCGTTCCCCTAGAATCTCCTCCAACGTTACATATTCCTTTGACCAAAACGTCGGACGAGCACATTCTTCGCAATATACAGCGTCTGGTAAGTTGATATGGCGCGAATCCATGTCGGGGTGCACGCAGAAGTTGTATAGTGGAAACGCGCATTGGCGGCAATAGCGAGCCTTGTCGCTGAAGTCTGTCGCCCCGCACCTGGGGCATTCCAGCGCCATGTATTTCTCGTTTGTAGGAACCTCGAGATACGGCCCGGCAGTCAACCGTCGGGCCGTGTTGATGCGCCTAGACTCGTCTCCCTCAGGGAGCCAGTCAGCGTCCCAGAACTGTTCCTCACTGACCCCCAGTGCCTCGTAGATTTCGGGCAGGCGAGACATGGGTGTGCCGCTTGCACTTGTCTCCCATCTGCTGACGGTCCGCTTGGTTACCCCTAAGATCTCACCGAGTTGCTCCTGAGTCAACCTCCGAGCCTCTCTTAGCTCCGTCAGGCGTCGGTGAAAAAGCACCTTCCTCACCGGATCACCTCCAAAGAACCCCTAACTCATAATGGGACACTTTTTGGCCCGTCTCAAGAGAGAATTTCTGTCATCACTAGAGGACGGTATATGTCCTCTTACAAGGCGATTGGATTGCCGAACATTAGGTTCTTGGGACGTTTTGAGTATTGAGGTCAAAAAACGTCTTGACAGGGGGACAGTAGTTGTCTACAATAGGGCCAAGGAGCTGATAACGACATGCATGATATGCCAGTTTTCGCCGCAGATCTGAAGGAAAAAGTCGCTTCCCGCGGATGGACGCAGGACGAATTCGCGGCTCGCTATCCCAACAACCCGGAGCACACCAAGAAGGTTGTCCGAGGAGGAAGACCGATTACACTCTCCTTCGCTCTGGAATGCGTTCGGGAGTTCGGCAGCATCACAGTCAAGCAAGGCGAGCAGCACTACATGATTTTTCCTGTAACCAAGAACCACCCTGACCCTAACAACATCCCCGACGACGAGGAGTTGCACGACCTCACGGACGCCGAGCACAACCTCAACGTCATGCAACAGGCCGAGGATGTGGTCAAGGCCATGCAGCGGCTCGTATCAAGCCCACTGCTACTCCGTAGCGACAGCGAACTGAGCGACGCTCTGCGGGTCACTAAGTACAAGGAGCTTCACGAACTCGACTGGGCGCTTCGTGGCCGTATCAGAGAGGGGATGCAACTGCATCCGCACCTTGTGGAGGAGGGGCTGCGCCAAGCCCTTGCGGAGCGACCGGGATGTGTGAAGGAGGGCGACGCCGTTGGAACGGCAGCCTGACCAAACCTTGAAAGACCCCGAGATCATCCGCCGAGCCGCCGAGTGGTACGGCCGGTGTGTCGCCCGGATTGAGCGGGATATACAACAGAAGGCGGCCCGCGAGCGAATCGGCGTCGCGGAAGCACAGAAAGGAGCGTGACGTGATGCCGAAGCGGACGCAGACTCCCCCCACCCTCGACGACGCCGCCCTCATGGCGCTGGACGAGGCGCTGTCTGAGGCCGGGTACGCGCCGGTCGCGGATCAGCCCGTCGCCTGCGACGATCTGGAGGACGCGCTCCTGGACGCCCTCTGGAACAACGACATGACGCTCCAGGAGGCGGCCCGGTCGGCGGTGCGGCGGTGCGAGAAGAGGCTCGTGAGGGAGGCGGTGATCGAATGGGGCGGGCGTGGCGTCGCGTGATGTGTTGGCTGCGGGGCGGGCACGACGCTCGGAGGCTGCGGTTCGCAGCGGACGGCACCGTGGTCCGCATCCTGCCGGGAAAGACCTGCAGGCGGTGCGGCGCGGTGGTGAGGTCGTGAAACTGCTGGACGTTGACGAGCACGACGTCGCAGCGGCGGCGGCAGACCTGGCGGCGATGGGGTTCGCGTACACGCAGGACGAGGAGCTGGCGCAGGCGCTCAAGGCGATCTGCCCGGATGCTCGGATCGAGCGGCGACCGGGCGGATGGTTTCGGATCGAGCGGAAGGGGAGGTGACGCAGACATGACGAGCGTGAACATCGGGGCGTACCGGAAGCGGGACACCGTGATCGCCGCAGACGCCGCGACCACCAGGTTACGGGAGACGGGCATCGACGTGCTCCTGAGGATTGACTGCGAGGCGTACGTGTCGGTGCTCCTGACGCGGGAGCAGGCGGAGAGCATCGTCGCCAAACTGCAGGCGGCGTGCAGGGAGTTGGACGAAAAGGCCCCGGCTGTGGGAACCGGGGCGGGCAGGGCTGGTTGAGGAGCACGTGGACAAATCAAGGCGCCCCTCGCTGCTCATTGTAGCACGGGCGGCGAGGCGGCGCAACCTGGAGGGTTGGAACGATGCGAGTTACAGACGCAAAGCACACGCCGGAGCCGTGGGAGCACCGGGAGGCGGGTCGTGGCGATGATGGCGCGGAGCGATGGGATGTAGTGCAGAGTCCCGATGCTCCCGATGCGGAAAAACCACAGCGCGTTATAGCTATTTGCTGGGACACGGGCGATCATGAAACTCTCCGACGCGATGCGCGGTCTAACGCTCGACGCATCGTCGCTGCGGTAAACGCCTGCGAGGGCATCCCGACCGAGGCGCTGGAGTCGGGCGTGGTGCGGGAGATGGTTGAGGCGCTTGTTCTGCATCAGTTTGACACTCCCGGTTATCGGCACAAGCTGGCCGTCGAGAAGACCCGAGCCGTGCTTCGCAAGCTGCTGGGCGAGGCGTCCTCACCCGCTACAAATCACGACGAGGAGTATGAGGAGTGGCTTCGTCGGGCCGAAGAGGAGCGCTACTACAACGAGTACGGGAGGGAGGCGTAGCCGTGAGCATCGGCACGGTGTCGCGTACGAGCCCCGGCTTCCGACTCGTCGGCTGGATCGCCATCTGCACCTGTGGGGCGATGCACACCGACCGCCGAGGGATGCAGGAGCTTGCGAACGAGATCACCCGGATGGGCTGGCGCTACGAGAATCGCCGGTGGCGCTGTGCACAGTGTGCGAGGAGGGGTGGGGCGTGAGCGTGGTTCTGGACCGTCTGGTTGAACAGCAGGACGTGACGCACGACCTTCCTGCGGATATCACCTACAGCCTTATGGCTGTCGCCAAGGACTGTCCAAGGAAGCTGTATCTGCGCTACGTCCGCTGTCTGGATCTCAAGAACAAGAAGCCGTCGCTTACTCTGGGCTCCGCGGTACACAAGTTCGTCGAGACCGGCGACATTGATCAAGCGTTGGCACTCTACGACGACGTGTTGCCGCAGACGCCGGAACAGGCAGACAGGATGGCAATCGACATGGCGACGGTCCAGGCAATCGCCGAGCAATACCCGCGATTCTATCGGCCCCTAGACATCCGACCCGAAGTGAAGTTCCGCGTGCCGATCCTGAATCCCGACACCGGGGCGAAATCCCGCAGATTTCACCTGTCGGGGAAGGCTGATGGGATCGTACTGGATGACGGCAAGTGGTGGCTGTTCGAGCTGAAGACCGCCAGCCAGATCACCGAGACGTACATCGAACGCCTGCGCCTGAACTTGCAGATCACGACGTACATCTACGCCCTCCAGAGACAGTTTGGCATCCACTTCGAGGGCGTGATCTACCGAATCATTCGCAAACCCCAGATCAAACAGCGCAGGGACGAGTCGCTGCAGCAGTTCTGCGAGCGGATCAAAGAGGACTACCGGCAGCGACCGGAGTGGTACTTCGTCGAGCAGACCGTCACCCGCACGCAGGACGACCTGGATCAATTCGAGCGGGAGCTGTGGCACTTTACGCAAGTGCTCCTCTTCCGCCGGCGCAACGACTTCTGGGAGCGGAACACGAGCAAGTGCGGCGAGTGGGGAGGGTGCGCCTTCATCCCCATCTGCCTCGGGTACGAAGGCGCGGAGGCATTCTACGACATCGTACCGCCCAACGTCGAGTTGGAGGACTACAACGAGGGGGTTGAGATTCATGGCCTTGCCTAAGGAGAAGCGTCAGCCTAAGCGTCGGATTGAGGAGTACACGCACCTGATCTTCGGGCCGCCCAAGATCGGGAAGACAACCTTCTGCTCGCAGATGGACAATCCGCTGTTCCTGGCGACGGAGGCCGGGACAAACGCCCTGGAGGTGTACGAGGTTCCGATCACCGGCTGGACCGAGTTCCTGGAAACGGCGGCAGAACTTGCCAAGGGAGATCATCCGTTCAAGACCATCGTGATCGACACAGCCGACAATCTCTGGAAGTTCTGCTCCGACTACATCTGCAAGAAGATGAAGATCACCCACGAGAGCGACCTGGAGTGGGGCAAGGGGTGGAGCCTGGTGCGGGACGAGTTTCTCCGGGCCGTAACCAAACTCAGCCTCCTGCCTTATGGTTTGGTGTTCATCTCTCACGCCGACGAGAAAGAGTTCAAGACCCGCACGGGCACCATCACCAAGTCGGTGTGTTCGTTACCCAAGGGCGGTCGGGAAGTGCTCCTGGGCATGGTGGACATGATCCTCTTCGCCACGTCCGAGCTTACCAAAGAGGGTGAGAAGCGCCTGCTTCGGACCCAACCCTCGGAGAACTACGAGGCGGGTGGACGGATTTCGCTTCCCGATCCTCTCCCGCTCGATTTCCCGACCTACCGAAAGGCGTTTGAAGCGGCGTTGCTTGCCAACACGAACGGAAAAGCCCGCCAGGAGGTGCTCTTGTCGTGAGTCGTTACAAGTCGGAACTTGCCGAACTTGACGAGGTTTGGTTCAACATCGAACCCGACGATCCCAATAGCTTTGATGATCTCCCTGATGGGAAGTACGCCTGCCGGATTGATCGGGTCGAGGTCAAGCCGTCGAAAACCAGCGGCCGATTGCAGCTCGTCTGGGAGTTCGTAGTCGAGGAAGGCGATTACGAGGGTCGACGCATCTGGAAGTACAGCGGCCTCGAAAACGCCGAGAACCTGAAGTTCCTCAAAAACGAACTTTGGCGTATCGGTTTGCAACTCCAGCTCATTTCGCAGATCGAGGAACATCTGACCGAATTGCTCGATCTGATCGTCGAGGTCCAGATCAAGACCAAGAAAAAAGGCGATCAGGAGTTCCGCAACGTGTATGTCAACAAACGGCTAGATGTGTCGGGAACTGACGACTTCAAGCCCGACGACGTGCCGTTTTGAGGCAGAGGTGAGCGGGGGGTGGCGACTATGAGGCGCTCGCCCGATGACGGTCGGAAAAACCGGCCTGAGTCGACGCCGGGGACGCAATAGGTGCCACAACTTCACACGGCCATCACCGGGCATCGGGATGGTCGCCACAATGTTGAGCCGCCGCGGGGAGCGTGAGACCCGCCGCTTTCGCAGGCTGAGCGTATCAACCTGCGACCACAGGCGCACAGGGCGCAAGGGTAGCATGCCCATGCGGGGGCGGATATGCGGGAGGTGGGACGATGGCAAGCGGAAAGCCAGAACTGCGACGGCCGGAGCCCGAGGCGGCGACGGTGGGGAGGGTGGAGTAAGTGCAGCACGTTGTCATGTTTAGCGGCGGCGTGGGCTCCTGGGCTGCGGCCAAGCGTGTTGCCGAGAAGCACGGAACAGACAACCTCATTCTCCTGTTCGCGGACACGCTGATAGAAGACGAGGACCTGTACCGGTTTCTCGACGAGGCGGCGGCGAATGTCGGCGGCCGACTCGTTAAAGTCGCCGAAGGAAGGGATCCGTGGCAAGTCTTCTTCGACGTGCGTTTTCTCGGAAATAGCCGCGTGGACCCGTGCAGCCGGATCCTCAAGCGCGAGTTCCTGCGCCGTTGGCTCGACGAGCACTGCGATCCCGCGTCGACCACAGTATACCTCGGTATCGACTGGACGGAAGCTCATCGATTCGAGCGGGCGCAACGTTATTGGCATCCCTGGCGCTGCGAAGCGCCACTATGCTCTCCGCCATACTTGACCAAGGACGACATCATTTCGGCGCTTCGCAAAGAGGGTATCAGGCCGCCTCGTCTATACGAGCTAGGCTTCCCTCATAATAACTGCGGAGGCTTCTGCATCAAAGCCGGGCAGGCACACTTTGCCCTGTTGCTGCGGACGCTGCCTGACCGCTACGCATACCACGAAAAGCGCGAACAGGAGATCAGAGAGTACTTGGGCCGAGACGTGTCCATCCTACGGGACCGCACCGGGGGGACGACGCGGCCGATGACGCTCCGGGAGTTCCGGGAGCGTCTAGAGGCCAACGACAAGCAGCTTGACTTGTTTGAGTGGGGCGGGTGTGGCTGCTTCTCTGGTGATGACGACTTTTCGCTTGGCGGCGCCCAGCGCGCAGGGTCCGCATCGTGAGCGTGCCCATGCGGGGCGGATTTCATACGTGAGGTGACGATGGTGACGGTTGCGACCATGCCACGACATCCTGCCAAGTACACTGACGTGCTCCTGCCTGTCTTCGCCCGTATCCTTCGGGAACACGGGGCGCAGAGCGTCCTCGACCCTATGGCAGGCGTCGGGAAGATCGGCCTGCTGCGCGACTACGGTTTCACGGGTCGCATCGTCGCCAACGAGATCGAACCCGAGTGGGCCGCACAAGCCCCCGCGCACGTCGAGATGCACATCGGAGACGCGGCGGCTATGACGTGGGCGGCGGACGGTGAGTTCGACGCTATCGTGGTCAGCCCCACCTACGCCAATAGGATGGCCGACCATCACAACGCCCGCGACGGGTCGAGGCGCTACACCTATCGTCACTCGCTCGGACGACCCCTGCACGAGGCCAATACGGGGCAGATGCAGTGGGGCGAAGCGTACCGAGAGGCGCACCGCCGCATTTGGGGCGAGTGCATCCGGGTGCTACGAAGCGGCGGTGTGTTCGTGCTCAACTGCAAGAACCACGTCCGCCGGGGTGAGATCGTGCGGGTGTCGGAGTGGCACGCTGACGAGCTTCAGAGACAGGGGTTGCGTCTCGTGGAGCGGGTGCGGGTCGAGTGCCCAGGGATGCGTAACGGGGCTAATGCCCGGCTGCGCGTGGATCACGAGGACGTGTGGGTGTTGAGGAAGCCGTAGGGAGGCGATAGCGATGGCGAAACGCATCAACAGGTGGCGCATGTATCTGCTATGTCTCGCCGCCGACATGCGAGACGCCGGACTGATCGACCAGGCGCGATACCGACGGATCGTGGGGCGGCTGGATGAGATGGACGCGCGCGATATGGTGCGGGTGTTGGAGGAGATGGTGGTAATTTCCGAGGCAAGGAGGTGAGGATGATGGCGGGCGTCTTCGAGACGAAAACAAACGACTATCTGAAGCGCCTGAAAGACGGGGAACAAAACCCATGGCTCATTTACGAACTGTGCCGTAAATGGCGTCCTTCCTCTTCCCTTCGTCTTTGGAAACAACTAGACGACTTTGGGGTAGATCTCCCCTTTGACTTTGTGGCCGAAGTCTTCGTCGAATGGCAAGAAGCTCAGGTCAAGCGTTTCGATGATGAGGTTGCATTTCGAAACGAAGTTGCAAAGGCGCTTCGCCGCCACGGCCATCTCGTCTACTTCCACGAAGGCGACGAGTCTAAGTTTTCGATTTCCAACTCCCTGAACGGGTATGTTGATCTCTACGTTCAAACGGCGTCCCACTGGGAGTATCACGACACCATCCCCGTGATCGGCATTGAAACCAAGTTGGCTGAAAAAGGGTTCGGTTGGCTTCGTAAGGCGATGGATCAAATCGCGGGGTATGAAGCGGACACATCCGCACGCTACTTCATCGGCACGGCAGAGGTGCCAAAGCCCAGTCTCTTTCTGCTTGCTACCGACCACAGTGTGTACGGCGATCACCTTTACCGGTGGCAACTCCCCGGAATCGACAAGGCCGAGTTGACTGCAGGCTGGGTTATGCTCACCGAAGCGTTTGATCGCCTCTTGTGGGAGAGGGGCGTCTGCCTGCTACGCAAGGGCTATTTCTACACGAACAAGTTTGGCGCTCCAAAGCGCTACGACCTATCAGAGAAAAAGGCCCAATCGGCTTAGTCGGAGGTGGCGCCTTTGGCGTGGGTGCGCCTTTACACAGAAACCAAGAACGACCGCAAGATTCGCAGGCTCGACCCAGCGCATCGGTGGCTATGGTGCGTACTGCTCATGATGGCGAAAGAATCGCCGGTCGAGGGATGGCTCTACATCGCCGAGGGAGAACCGGCGACCATCGACGACATCGCCGACGAAGCCAACCTCCCCATTGATGTTGTCGGGAACGGTTTGGGAACGTTCCGGGAACTGTCGTTCATCGAAGAAGTTGACGGCGTCTTTCATCTCATCAATTGGGAAAAACGACAATTCAAGAGTGACATCTCCACTTCTAGAACAAGGAAGCACCGTGAACAACACGCTGAGCAGGGGAAAGAAAATGACGGCGTTCCGGAAACGTCGGAAGAACGTTCCGGGGAACGGTCTGGGAACGTTCCGGGAACGCCCCCAGAGTACAGAGTACAGAGTAATAATATAACCCCCCCTATAGTCCCCCCCTACGCCGAGATCGTGTCGTACCTGAACGAGAAAGCGGGCACGTCCTACCGGGCGGCGTCCAAGAAGACGCAGCGGCACATCAACGCGCGATGGTGTGAGGGTTATCGTCTCGACGACTTCCGCACCGTCATCGACAAGAAAGTTGCCGAGTGGAAAGACGACCCCAAGATGGCGGCTTACTTGCGCCCTGAGACGCTCTTTGGCAGCAAGTTTGAGTCGTACCTCAACCAGCCGTGGCCGCCTCGAGCCTCGCCCGAGAAGCCTACCTACCTGCTCTTCAACGATGACAACGAGGAGGTATCGGCATGAGGTTCCCGGATTTCTGCTGGATCGATGTTGCGCTTGGCGGCGCGAGCAAGCGCAACAACCTGACGGACATTCGCAAGTTCAAACTTCCCGCGGACGATACGCCCGACTGCTACCGGACGGTGTTTCGATACCCCGACGAGTTTGCGGAGTACTTCCGGCAAAATGGCGGGACGGTGAAGGGGTACAAGGGGCCTGTCTACGCAGACTTTTTCCCCATCGACGTAGACGATGCCGAAGACGTTGGCAGAAGCCTCGCACAAGCCCGCGAAGTTCTAAACGTCCTGCGCGAGCGGTACGATCTCGAACTCGCCCACGTGCGGTGCTTCTTCTCGGGTGCCAAGGGTTTTCACATCATGATCCCTGATTCCGTGTTCGGATGGGAGCCGTGCATCGAGATGCCCGACGTGTTCAAAGCGATGGTGCAGGAGATGGTTGGGGATCTCGTCCGAGTGGACACGTCTGTCTATGATCGGGTGAGACTGTTCAGGCTCTCGAACACGATCAACTCGAAGTCGGGGCTGTACAAGATCCCGCTTGAGCCGTCAGAACTGCTGCAGATGTCGATTGAAGAGATTCTTGAGCTTGCCAAACATCCGAGGGCTGTCGTTATTACCGAGGAGCCGGAACTCAACGGCGCCCTTGCTCGGTTGTATCGAAGCACCCTCGAAGCCGTGCGGAGTAAGCGAGTGGCGCGTCTGGAGCGCAAGGGAGCGCTTGGGGCTGAAGTGCCAAAGGACCAAAAACTCTGCTACCTGACGCTTTCCCGTGGGATTGGCGAGGGAGCGCGAAACGAAGCAGGGCTTAGACTCGCTACACACTGGCGCAAGATGGGCTTCGACGAGGACATGGTGAGCCAGATGATGCTGGCTTGGAACGCTCGCAACAACCCGCCAATGGACGAGAACGAGGTTATGAAGATCGTTCATCAGGCTTTTTCCAGCGACTACGACTACGGCTGCTGGGATCATCTGCTTGATGCCGTGTGTGATCAACGCTGCTACCTGTGGAGGGCAAAACAAAAGCTTCCCAAGACAGAAGGGCGAGTGTCGGTCGACAGGATCTACTCGATGGCCGAGGCGGCTCAGAAGTACGTCGAGTATGCGTCCAAGATCGAGACGGCGCTCATCAAGACAGGTTTTGACAAGCTGGACAAGCAGCTCCGTGGCATCGCCCCAGGCGAGGTCATGGAGATCATGGCCCGATCTGGCGTGGGGAAGACGGCACTTCTCATCAACATCATCCGCTCGGTGGCCGTGAACCAGAAGGTGCCTATTCTGTTTTTCTCGCTCGAACAGCCGGTGGTTCAGATTTGGGAGCGGGCGGCACAGATTTCGTCCGGGCGAAGTGGAGTTGAGATCGAGCAGTGGGTGCGCTCGGGAGGAGAGAGTGCGGCTGAGATCATTCAAACCGTGAACCGGCAGTTTCCGGGTGTGTACATCGTTGAGGAGGACTTTCTCACCTATGAGGAGCTTGTTAAGTTCATTCATCTTGCGACGGAGCAGAAGATCGGCAAGAAACCGGGACTCGTGGCGATTGACTACCTGGGACGGATGCAGGGGAACGCTCGAAGCGCCTACGAGATCACAAGCCAACTCGCCAAGCAGATGAAGCACCTCGCAAAAGAGATGGACTTGCCCCTGATCTACCTGCACCAGACGAGCCGGGCGGGAAAGGACGGGAGCGAGGAGATCACGCTCGACATGGGGCGCGACAGCGGTGTGACCGAAGAAGCGGCGGACTTTGTGATCGCCTTGTGGAGGCCGGATATGAAGAATCCGGGGCAAGCGGCTCAAAAGGACACGGAAACGCTGATGCTTCGAGTTCTCAAGAACCGGAAAGGTCCGGTCGGAGAGTACAAACTGACATTTGCTAAGAAGCAGCTATGGATCGGAGATCGCAACCTCGCGGCAGTCTGAGAGGAGGACCTCAAAGTGTCGCTCGATCCGACCCGAACCAAACACGGCATCCTGCCGATAACCGGGCGCTGCTACAACTGCGGCGTTCGTCTGCGCTACACGGGCGAGGGTGCGAAGGATCGTAAGTATTACTGCAGCGTGGACTGTATGCGTCGCCGCCCGCCAAAGATGGTGCTGGCAGAAATGGCGTGGGGCGAGAGTTTCGAGTCGCTGGCGCTGCGCCACCTGAACGCCGGCGGGAGTGTCCAGGCGCTTGCCGATATGTGCGGTGTACACAAGCAGGCGGTCTTACAGTGGCTCAGGGTGCGAGGGATCGAGAGGCATGTGATGTGGCGTAAGCGTGGAGAGGAAGCCACAGCATGACGCAGAGCGAGAGGAGGCTGATGAGCGTGGGTGAGTTGACACCGGATCGGTTGCGGGAGTTGCGGCGGATCGCGGAGGCAGGCCCCGCGGGCGACTGGGACATGATCGAACTGGAGCACAGCACAGTCCTGGCGATGCTGGACGAGATCGAGCGGCTGCGCGAGATGCTGTTTCGGCTTTACCAAGACACTGTGTCGGGTGCGTATTGCCATCGGTGCAGCCTTTCGGCGGGCGATCACGACGAGACGTGTGCGATGGCTGAGGTAGAGGCGCTGTTGGGGCTGGAGTTTGAGAGGGGCGTTCGCGATGAGTGAGAGGATTACGCTTGTCAACCCCTACGTGGTCTACGAATGTCCCGACTGCGGGGTGAGGGTGGCGACGGATTCGCCCGATTCGGTGCCGGATTGTCCGGATTGCGGTCTTCTCGGTGTGGCCCTAGAGTTTGTGGGCCTTGGAGAGTTCATCTCAGCCGAGTCTAAGGCGGAGATCGAGCGCCTGCGGCGGGAGCGGGAGATGCTGGCGGCTGGCCTGATCGACTCCGAAGAGTGTGTGAAGGTGCTCCTGGACCTGTTCCCGGATGACGTGCGACCCGGAGTTGCGGGCGTGGTTGACAGGATGGGAAGAAGGCGTCGGACCGCCCTCGCCCTCCTCGACGGCGAGAAGGACGGTGTCGTGGAATGATTCGGCAAGCCCCCGGAAGTAAGGGTCAGGTTCCCGGTTGTTGCACGAGACCTGCGCTGCGGAGGGCCTGGGTTCCTTGTTGGCCGTTTGAGGCGGCATGGTGCGAAAACTGCGGAGACGTGATGTCGCTCTGGGGCTGGTTCAGGAATCTTTTGTGGACGCTGTTCGTATGGCCGGTTTGGAATGGGACTATTCGGGTTGAGAAATCGAAAGGCGGTGGCGGGGCGTGAGTGAGGGCCGTTGGCACGCTGTGTTAGTCCTGATTGCCTTGTGGTTTTGGACATACGCGACCGGTTGGCGGCCAGAGCCGACCAGTTATCTAACGGGGGCAGCATTGGTTGCGGTGATGGGCGTTTTCGAGAAGTGGAGGGGCGGATGTGACGATGAGTGACGACCTGCGCTCGTGGCTGGAGGCTCGCAAACGCGCCGCCGAGGTGCCGCACCGCCACGGGCTGACGCTCGCGGAGGCTGAGGCTGTGAGGCGGCGGGAACGGGAGTACATCGGCGTGATTGAGAGTTTGGCAGGCGAGTTGCGCCATGCGGTCGCTCGCAACGTGATCCCGAGCGAGGCCCTATGCGCCTGCCGATACCACCGCGATTGGACCGATGACGACCGGTGCGTTGATTGCGGCAGACCGATCGGCGACACGGTGCGACTGGCATCGGAGGACATCGAAAGAGCGTCAAAGAGGGGGCGAGGATTAGATGACGACCGGGCGATTTGGGGATGACGAGCTGATCCCCAGCGAGGCCATCACGGCCGGGGCGATTCGGCAGAGCATCGGGGAGAAACAGTGCCCATTCTGCGGGGCGCCGTTCCGACGTCGTATGCGAGGCTTGGACTACTACACGTGCGGAACGGCACGGAACGTCAGCGGGGCGAGCCCTTCGAAACGGTGTTTGCGGGCCAGCTACGCTCAAGCCCGAGAGCGTCTGCGCGCCGCCCTTGCGCGGGAGGCGAGGTTTCGGCGGGTGTTGGAGCAGGTAGAGTGGGAACAAAGCCCTGCGAATTGCCCCATTTGCGATGGGTACAAGTCTCATGGCCACACCCCTGACTGCGAACTCGCCGCCGCCCTCTCCTCCGCGCAGGCGAACCCGTATGCGGCGGTGGTGGAGGCGGCGTGGGATGTGTGGCTCCAAAGGGCCGACAGTGGCGAATGGGGCCGCGTGGTCACGTCAGAGAAGGCGATGGAGAGGCTCGGCGAGGCACTCGCGCAACTTAAGGCCCCTCTGAGCCATTCTGAGGCCCCTCAGAGCCGCGCACACCCCGGCATGGGTGATACGACCTGTGGCGAGGGGGCGGCTCCTCCTGCGGCCCAGGAGAGGCCAGAACGGGCGTTTGGGGGGGAGGGGCGGGAGTGAAGCGCGAGTGGTGGTTGATGCGTCAAACGCCCGGCTCCGACAGCCCGATGTTCGACACGGTGATCGCCACCTATCGCTGGCGCTGGCAAGCGCGGTGGGCGTTGAGACGAGCGGTGCGACGAGGCGGGAGTGGGTACTACGTCGCTGAAATGGAGGTGCGGGAGTGATTATGTTTCTCTTGGTGGTCGGCGTCGCGAATCTGGTCGGCCTCATTCTCACTCTTCGCCTCCTTGTGAACATCGGGCACAACGTTGCGGTACTGGACCGTTACCTGCGCCGTCAGGGTATTAGGATGTGCTACCGGGACGCAGAGGACTTGAAGAGGGAGTTTGGCCGGAAGGAGGGATCGCGGTGCGCTTCGTGATTCCCGGTCGCCCTCACGGCAAGCGCCGCCCCCGCGTGGCCCTGCGCCGCGGCAAGCGCGTCGTCACGTACACGCCGAGAGAGACACGAGAGTATGAGGAGGTGGCGCAATGAATGCGTCTATAGGTTCCTGCAAGATGGGTTCAGACATAGATAAGGGTTTGGCCCTTTTTCGTGTATTGTGTCCTCATTCCGAACTCATGAACTGCTTGGTGGTGGAAGGTGAACCTCCGTCAAAGGCGAGACCAAGGTTTTCGAGCCGCGGACGGGTTTACACTCCTAAGAAGCAGGTGGAAGCGGAAAGATACCTTTCCTGGCGATTGAAGCAAGCGTTTAAGGAGCCTCTTGAGGGCAACATTGCAGTCGGTTGCGTTTTCTACCGTAGCACCCATCAACGAATTGATGTCGACAACATGATGAAACACGTCTTGGATGCGGCAAATGGAGTGTGTTGGATAGACGACTCTCAAGTCACCGCAATCTTAGGTACCATCGAGTTTGACCCGGATCACCCGCGGACAATCATCATGATTGGTCGGCACGATAGCAGCATGGTTCGGGAAGGCCGTCGCGAAGCGTTATGTGCTTACTGCGGAAAGCCGTTCGACCCTCGCCTGAGACGAGGGGATCCAAGACGTTCAAAGTTTTGCTCCAGAGTCTGCGCATCCAGAAGCCGCGGAGAAGACTTGAGGCAAACTGTGCCTTGTGCTTACTGCGGAAGACATTTTCGAAGGCGTACGGCTGGACAACGGCTTTGCTCTGAAGAGTGCCGACGGGCGAACTTGCGGCGGAGCAGAGAAAAACCTCCAGCGCTATGTTCGGATTGCGGAAAACCATTGAGCAAACGAGGTTACAAGAGATGTCGAGAATGCTGGCTACAGATTCACAAATAGGGACCCCGACAGGTCGTGGCGCTGCATGTGTATGCAATTACGGGTACGCCGGAGCGGGTAGAGGTCGAGATCACCGAGGCGAGGAGTGAGAGCGCGTGAGGGTGTTTCTCAGCAACACTGTGTGCCGCCTATTTGGTCATTGGGGAGTCGTTATCCTGGCGCCGCTTGCGATCCGAAACCGACTCTACAGGTGCAGGCTCTGCGGGCTGGTCTATTGGGATTCGGACAAGCCGATCCCGAGAGAGGAGGCAGCGGGTTAGATGACGTGGTTCGACGCAGCCGCTATCTGGCTCATGAAAGCAAGCGGTGTGATGGTTCTCGGCTTGGTTTTTGTATGGGTTGCATGGCAATTTACGAGGCACATCGGGGCTTTGTTCAAAGTCTGGACCAGGATGTTGGTCTGGTACTTATATCGGACACGTTGCACATGCGATGCTAGCGACCCAGTGAAGCGCGGGTTGAGAGAACGGAAGCCGAAACGGTTGATTTCGTGGCTCATATGAGGAGTGAGAGCGCATGACGATCATGATCGAGATCCAGCGAGGATGCGGCTGGGGATTCGACTGGTGGCAGTACGTGCGCGGCTTCCGCCTCGGATGGGTCTCTGTGCATTGGGTGAGGGCCGACGGGTACGAGCTCGCCGAGATGATCGTGAGGGCGAAGGCGAAGGAGGCGGCTGTGTGATGAAGATCAAGGACGTGACGTACAAGAACGACGGCAAAGTCGAGACGAGGTTGCGGTTTGGGGACAACCTGGCATTGGTCGTTTCGGCTCCGGTGCGAGTCGCCATTGAGGGGGACACATCGGGGCTTGACGAGGAAAAGTTGAACAAACTGTGCCGGGAACTGGAACAGGGAATTGCGCGCGAGCTCGACTTCCGCCTCTTGGAATTGTGCGTCAAGATAATCCGAGCCGCGGGAGCAATCGCAGAGGCGAAGGAGGAGAGCGCGTGACATTCCTACTCGGCGCATGGGTCGGCTGCATCGTGGGCGTGCTGGTCGTTGCGCTGTGTCATGCGGCGGGGATAGCGGATGACGCGGCGCATCAGGCACTATACCTGACACGAAAGGAGGTCAAGCAATGAGCATGACGCGCACCTGCGCGCTGTGCGAGCGCGAGCTCGCGCCGACTGCGCCCGGAACTGCCCGCTTTTGCCGAGCCTGCGGCTGGCACTGGAAACGCGCACTCCGAGCGTGCGAGGAGAGCGTAACGGAGTATCCACTGTACCAGGTGGCGATGCGGGCGCGCTATGGTCCGGGCCCGTGGCGACCGGGCAAGATTCGGCCCGAGCATCGCTGGCGGGTGTGGTCGGAACAGCAGAGGATGGAGGAGGCGCAGGCGTCGTGAGCCAGTCGGAGGAGTGGATTACGATCTACGAGGCGGCCCGGCGCTATCCAGTTGCGGAGAACACCCTGTACTTGCGGGTGAAGCGGGGCTGGATGGAATTCAAGACGGTGCGGCGCCCGAGTCCACTTGGCGTCGTCCGGGAGGTTTGGGTCGTTCGGGCACGCGACGTAGAGCAGTACCTCCGCGACCGCGCGGAAGGCCGGATTACGTCGCGGCCCAAGACACCGCCGCAGCCGTTCGTTTTGGGGATCTCGAAGGAGGAGCGTAGGATCCCTCCGCACTTATTGCCCGCCTTCCACCTCTACGTTCGGGCCGTCGCCGCAGGGGTCGACCTGGGGATCGGCGCCGGATCGAACGCTGGCGGCACCCTTATTGCACGGGCTGCCGAGCGTATCACGCTCGTGGAGACGGAGGCCGAGGCGGAGGCGCGGATGATCGCCCAGCAATCGGCGGCGGGTACGGTCGAGTACGACGCGGCGAGAGGCATTTGGGCACAGAGGAGGGCGGTATGAGGATGGACGAGCAGGTGAGAGAGTCGCTGCGTCGGCTGGCGGCGGAGTGCCACGAGTTGGCGGTGGCGCGTGGGAAGTATCCGTCCGTATGGACGCCGATTCACGGTTGCGTCGCCATCGAGCGAGAGGTGGAGGAGTGGTGGCGGGAGGCTGGTGACGACCCGGAGCGAGAGGCCCAGGAGATGGGCGACGTGATCGCGACCGTCCTCTCCATCGCCCACCATCGGGGGATCGACCCCGCGGCGGCGTTGGAGGGCGCGATTCGGCGGAATCGGGAGCGGGCGGGGAGGGGTGATGCGTGATGACGCGTGACGACGTGATGCGGTTGATCGGGCGGGAGCTTGACGCGGCGGTGGCGGCGATGGTGTTCGGGCTCAGGGTTGTCGAGTGCGATCCAGTTGACGGCCGATATGGCCCGTACACTGCGCGAGAGGAGCACTGGACGCGAGTCAACGGCGAGACGTACCCTCTGCTTGATCTCTTGCCTGAGTACAGCACCGACATCGCCGCGGCGTGGGAGGTCGTGCAGCACCTCGCGACGCCTGACGAAGCCCTCACGATCACCTACGCCAAGGGCACGTGGGTCGTCGCCGTCGGCAGCGTCGAGGTGTCGGCGACGAGTGAGAGTGCGCCCGAGTCTATATGCCGCGCGGCGTTGTTGGCGGCGCTCAAACGTTCTGAGGCGAAAAACGGAGGTGGCGAGGCGTGAGCGTGCAGATCGGCGACCGCGTGGAGGTAGTCGTGCATCTGGCAGCGATGGGCAAGCGCACGGACAGGCGCGATGTGCGGACGACACGCCAGCGCATGCGCGGCCGCGTCATGTGGACAGGCCCGCGGTTTGCGACGGTGGAGTTGGACGCGGGCTATCGGGAGACGTTTGGGTACGAAGAGTTGAGGGTCGTCAGGAGAGCGATTTAGGAGGCGTACCCGTGGCGAACGACCGAGAGACGCAAATGTCCAAGCAGGAAGCCCTAAAACGCGTCGCCCACGCCCTGGACACAATTCGCTACGGCGAGATCGTCATAAGGGTTCACGATGGACGTGTGATGTACGTCGATAAGATGGAGCGCGAACGAATACAAAACTGAAAACCATCACGATTGATCAAGGCCGACCGAAAAAACGGAGGCCGGTTCAAGGTTCGATGTATGTCGAGCCTTGTGCCGGCCTTTTTCATTCCCCGGGGAGGTATGAGCATGGCACGGATCATGGAACGAGCGCCGGAGCGTTGGAACACAAGTAGTCCGTGGACAGCCTTAGCTCTCGCGGTTGTGTTTCAAGCCAAGAAGGATGTTCGCTGCGGGGCCAAATTCGCGCGGACACTTCTTTCACGCCACGCGAGTGTTGAGGAAAAAAAGAGGGCGATTTCGGGACTGACTTCGTGTCGAGCTGCCAGTGCCGCTGCGTTCTTCGAATCCCGTCTGTGGCGCATGATATGTGGTATGACGGATAGCGGCACGGTGATGTTACCTGCGTCGATGGTCCGAGACATGAGAGCGATTAAGCACGCATTGCAGAGGATCGAACGAGACGAGCGAAAGGCGGGCTAGACGGTGCTCGATGTGGTTGAGAAACATGTCGCGATGTGGAAGAAAAGCCGGCTGAGTCCGCTATTGCGGGAACTCGCGGTGTCGGTGGTCCGCCGGGCGGCGCAAGGAATGGATGACCGGCTCATCTGGATGTACCTCGATCACCGGATGCGCGGCCTCGATCCCGAAAGTGCCGAATGGAAAGCTGTTTTCAACACGAAGATGGCGCTGTTGCGCGCTGATTCTCGACTGAGCCAGGATGTGCGCCGGATTCGGGAGGAACTCGCGCGGATCGAACTGGAGCGGCAGGCGTCGGGGGACACTGTGCCGCCCCTGGAGAGGCAGGAAGCGCTGGCGAGGCAGGAAACAGTAGAAAATGGGGCTATGTGGGCTTGGAGGGATGAACTGCGCTACAAGAACAGCCTCATTCCACCGGGGGCGCGAGGAGGCCGTACCGGTCGCCGGAGGAAGAAGGAGCCGAAACGGGCGCAGATCAGGAGGGCCTACATCGACGCCGTGATGCGGCGGCATGATGAGGCGATGATGCGGAAGAAGGCGAAGGGGAGAGTTTAATGCGGCAATCATTCGATGTGTTCTTGTGGGTCTTGTTCGCCGTTCTCGTGAGTCTCTCGGCGGCGCAATTCATCATGCTCGGCTTCTTCCTGTGCAAGCTATTGTTCGGGGAGGTGTAGAGAGGCGGACGCGGTAGTCCCGCCTCTCTATACCTTGACCTTGATTGCCTCCGCCACGTTGTTTTCGCGCCGGTCCACAATGTGGGCATATCGACTCGTCGTCCGCGGGTTTCTATGTCCAAGCAACTCCTGCACAGCCCGCAGGTCCCGAGTCGCCGCATAGGCCGCCGTCGCCGCGCTGTGTCGCAAAGCGTGCCCACTCAGCCTGGGCCGCTTCAGCCCCGCCTTCTCCAAGTACCCATCCACCACCAACCGAATTCCCCGTCTTCCCATGCGCTTCCCTCCGGCCCGGTTCCCCACGGCGACGAAGAGCGGCGTCCCCATGTCGTCCGGCACGACGCGGCCACGCCTGGCGATGTACTCGTCGAACAGGGCGCGCACGTCCTTACGGAGTTGGATCACCGTATCGTGATACTTCCCATGTACGAGCATCGAGCCATCGGGCCGTATGTCCTCGACGCTGGCTCTATGTGCTTCGATTTGCCGGCGCGCTTGCAAGCCCAAGAAGGCGAGGAGGGCTAGGTCGCGAAGCGACGCCTCCTTCCCGTCCCGCGGCACGGCGGCGAGGAGCCGAGCGAGTTCCTCCTCCGAGAGATAGGGGATGTCGTCCTCGGCGGATCGGTCCCGCGGCGGCTTCACGCCCGCGGCCGGGTTGTCGGTGCGGAGTCCCCGGTCGCGCGCCGCCTCGTAGAACCTGCGTATCACCGTCAGCTTGTGGGCGATGGTGCCGGGCTCGTAGTCCTGTTCGACGAGGTACTGCCGATATCTCTTGATGTCGTCCTCCGTCGCCCGCGCCGGCTCGACTCCCGCTTCCCGGCACCAGTCGACGTACTGTTCCACCTGAGAGAAGTAGCCGCGCACGGTATCCTCCGACGCATCGCCGTTGGCTACATCGAGATGGACGAAGACGGCGAAGGCGTCGAGCAGACTGTCGGTGGAAACCGCCGCTTCTTCGGGTTTTGCAAGTCCGAATAGTCTTGAAGGCATGTCGTTGCCTCCTCTCTAACTGAACGCATAACGCAGCGCCGCCGCCACCAACCGGAACACGATCACGGCGACGATGGCCTGCACGATGTACGCCCGTATCACCTTCACGGAGCGCCCGCCTCCTCGCGCTCGACGTGGCGATAGGCGGCGGTCATGTAGACCTTGTTGGCACTGGTGCCGCGCTCGCCGGCGAGGCGCTTCACGGCTTTGTGAAGGTCGACCGGGAGCCACAGTTTGCGCCGCGTGAGCTTGCCCTCGTATGTCGGCGTCGGATCGGCCGCGCCGTCTGCGATGTACCGCTCAACGGCGAAGCACAGCTCGCCGGTGAACTCACGCCAGTTGCGCTTCGCCAAGCGGTCCATGCGGTCGAACAGTTCTTGGGGGAATCGTATATCGAATTGGGTTTGTCCTGGCCTAGTCACGGGGAACGTCCTTCCGTGCGTCTCTGTTTCTCTCGTACATGAACACAGAATCATGCAGCCCCCACCATTGAGGAATGCGTACTTCGCGGACGAGCCTCCATCCCGTTTCAATCAAGTCGAAGAAGCGGTCATTCGCACAACAGCCCCCGCACCATTCGCCGATATAGACGAGTCGTTCTCCACGGTAAGCTAGGAGCGCCCTTTCCGCCATCTCGTCGTCGTATGGCGGCCAGCACAGGAATAGTGTGCGGTCACTATGTTCGCTTGCCTTCTCCGGCCCGCCTATGGCAACGGGGAAGTACAGATTCGCATCGCACCATCGGTTCCGACCGGGCGCAATATCATAGGCGACGAGATCGGCACCTTTGAGTGTGAGCAGATAAGCCCAATAACCAGTTCCCGCACCGATTTCGACTATAGGCGACCATTCAGCAATTGCATTAAGCGCCTCATCGTTCGGAATCGCCCATGCGTAGCGTTTCACGAGTTCTCGGCGAGCTGCGAAGGCGTCGATATTCGACGACGGCAAGCGCCAAGAATCGGCGGATATGATGTCCGGGTCGACCTTGAGCGCCTCCTCAAGCAAGGGGTTCACGGCGTTCCTCCTTTCTCGGTTTCACGCTTCGGACGGTCGGCGCGATGTCATCCAGGTCGCCGACGTTTACCGGGATCGGCGGGAGCCAGTGGAGCACGACGCGGCGTTTCGCCGGTTCGCTCCTCGGCCCCGTCCAATAGGCGTGCCAATGGGCGCATCGGATATGCGGTCTTGGCGATCTGCGGTCCGTCGTCTCGCCTTCGTCGGACGAACGCCGCCGTTCGTTCTCGGCCCGTCGCAGCGCCGCCCCAATGCGAAAGCCTGTCTGCCACACCGTGGGCTGATCAGGCGGGAAGATGCGCGGGCCGCGCTTCGTCCGCACAGGACGAGGGTATGTGGGGCGGCGGTCGCCGATGTACTCGGCCGCCGTCGAACATAGATAGAGCACGAGCGAGACGAGTGGAGTGACATAGGGCACCATTTGGCCAGGGGCGGTGAACGCCTCCGGCGGAATCTCCATCCCCGCGCGCTCGGCCTGCCTGTTTGCCTCCTCCGCCATCGCCGCGAGCGATGCGGCGACATCGCCCGACATGTGGAGGGGGAGCGGTAGAAGGTCATCGAGGTCATCGCCGAAGTCGAGCAGGAAGCGCAGCTCGATCCGCCTGTCGTTCGCATCATGTTCGAGATGGGCGAAGAAGCCATGTAATGGGTCTGCCCCGAACATGTATCCCGGCGTCTCGATGTAAACGCACCACTCCGGCAGGCGCAGGATAATGTCCACTGGCAGGTCGCCTTCAACGGGCGTTCCGCGCAATGCACGGTATAGGTCTGGGTCGAAGCGGTAGATTCCCTGGGTGACACGCCACGCCGCCAGTGCCGCCACTCGGGCGATGTCCTCAATTTCGGGATCAAGCGGCGAAAGCATCCGCCCCCGGCTCACGATGGCATATGCGCCAGCCGCAGGAAGGAAACACCACTCGGGCCAGTCCGGGAGTCTCGTGCCCCGGTCGGCGCGCATCTCGTCGACCAGGCGCCATGCGTCCGGGTAGCGGCGCGACATGGCAATAAGGTGGCGCTTGGGACGGGGGATGTCAGACACGGGATCACTCCTTCCGTGCCGATCATGCCGAACACAATGTCAGTTTTCGTCGGGCATCATCACCGTGATGACGGGCTCTAGGTTGTCACCGGTCGATGTGTCGCGGAGGGTCCGCGGCGTGGTACAATAGCCGAGGACCCTCCGGGTTTCGCAGGCCGTCTCCTCCCCTCATGCCGTGAAGCGCCTCACAGCGACGATACGCCCCGCGTCGTCGCGGATCGCAGACTCCGGCCCGGTGTCAGGAGCCACCACGTCTACGCGGCCTGAGCCGCGTAGAGCCGCAAGAACGAGCGCGGACACGATGTACACGGTATCGCGTTCTGGATCGGGTAACCCCTCGACAGCCCCATACGTCTGTCGGACAGTGGGGACTCCGTGGGGCGTGTCAACGGGTTCTGTAACAGTCGTCACCCGAGCGACAGTACCAGACGGCGGCACGGTGAGCTCATAGCCGTCGAATCGAATCGTCACCGCGTGGGGCGTCAGGTTGATGAAGCGGGTGTACCACCGTGTAATGTGGCTCGCGCCGTCGTCAAACGCCCCCAAACCGCCCTCGTACTCGGCCAGCGGACCGGCGTAGACAACCACCGGCCCGTGATCCTCGCCATGAGGACCATAAGCGTGGGCCTCGCGAGTCACAACACCATAGCCTTCCAGTTTCATCGCGCGCACCTCCTGTTGTGTTTGCGCCGCTCTTCGTCGGTGGCTCAGACCTCCACGGGGAGGTCCGGGTCCACCGGCTCGGACTCGGTGGGACGATGATCCTCCGGCCATGAGAACACTGGCCGCCCGTTCTCATCCCACTCCATGACCACTGGCACCAACCAGGCCGCGTACAAGAGCGGCGATTCCGGCCACTCGGAGCCGATCAAGCCGTAGTCGCGGGCGCACCGCAGGATGCCGCGCAATAGCGGCAGCGTAGAAGGCACCGGTTCGCACACCCAGTCCGCCCAGGGGCCATCCCAGCCTAGCAGGCTCCCCTCGAACGGACGACCATCGCGTCCGATGGCCTCCGTGGCTTGCCCCACTGCCTCTTCGGACAGTCCCACAAGCAGGATCTTGCGGTAGTTGGCGGCGACGATGACGCCTTCCGGCGCGATCGGCGCGATCTGCTCATATGCCACCCCGCGCCGGGAGGCGTAAGGTGAGCACTGCCGGGACAGCGTCACCTTCACATACCCGTTTGCCAGCACCAAGTCGGTGCTGGAATTAAGACTTTCCAATGCCCCCTGCAAGTATCGAAAATCCACTTCGCGCACTGACGTCCCCTCCCTGTGGATGTTGTGCCGCTCTTCGCCACGCCTGTCGGCGTGCCCACCCCGCGCCACGTGGAGGCGGCGGCTGTGCGGGGCATAACGCGGGGATCACTCCCCGCAGGTATGACCGAACCGCTCCCGCAGGAACTCTGCGACGGCCCGCGGCGTCCACTCGGACGGATCGGAAGCGCCAGGGCCAATAGCGCGCTCCAGGTCGTCGGCAACCATCTCGAACCGGGCGCCACAGTAGGCGCACCACAGCGGGCGGCGCACCATGTGCCACCCGTGGCGGATCACGGCTTCAGCCATTTCGTCCAACTCCTCCTGCGTCAGTGAGCACTCACCGAACATCGCCTCGATGTTCTCGACCGTGAAATATGCGCGCACCTGCGCTTCCGACTGGAACAGATCGCCCGCATCGAAATTGGTGGCCTCGTGAATCCGCTCCCGCGTCCATGCCATGTGTGTCATCCTCCTCTGCCGCTCCCGGCGGCGTGGTGTGTGCGGTCTCCCGCGACCCTGGCGATGCCAGGGTTTCGGCCGCGGACCAGGCGGCCATCGTCAGGCGGGCTGCAGGTCGATCAAATGCGCTACCTGCTCGATCCTGCACAGGTAGCGCCCGCACCTCCGGCCCTTGTTGGGGCCGGCAACTTCGACCACGTTCGTAACCGGCGCCCAATACACGTCGCCGTTCGGGTAGGCGAAAACCTCCATCCTGCCCCCTTCGAGACTCTCGCTGTACCCGAGGTGACCCAGGGACTTTTGGGTGTGCATGTTGGCATCCTCCTTTTCGTGTACCTGTATTCGGGCTGCGCCCTTGAGCGTAGCGGGGGAGGGGATGGACCTCCCCCGGCCCAGACCTTCCCAGGGCTGTACCTAGCGGACGTATTCGAGGACCGGCGGACTCGTCAGGCGGGGGCGGGCACGGCGGGTCCGACGAGGTACCATCCGTGCCGGGTCTCGGCGACCATCGCGGTGTCGATCCATGCCAGAGCGTGCATCGCCCGGATCGCCGCCGTCAGTATGGCATCATCCTCCGCAGTGTGTCGATGCCGCCGCCCGAGGATGTGCTCGACATGCGCCCAGGTGAGCTGCACTGCCTCATGCTCGATCCCTCGATGGTCTGTGTACGTCGTCGTGAGCAGGTCGCTCATCGTGTATCCTCCTCTCGGGTTTCGGCGGCCTTACCGCCATCATCAGCAGGGCTGTAGCTCCCTGGACCCCTAGCGCCTACTCTCTGACTCGGCCCGTCCACCGGCTCCCGCTCCCGCTCACATCGGTCTCCATGCGATCTCCGCCCGGTGCGCTCCGCCAACCGTACCCATAGGCGCTGGCTTCTATCGGCTCCCCCCGCTCCCCCCAGTGGGGA